GGTCTTGCCGTCGGCCGTGCGCAGTGCTCGGCCCAGGATCTGCACATACAGGACCGGGCTCTTGGTGGCGCGCAGCAGCACCAGGAAATCGATGTCCCTGACGTTGAAGCCGGTGGTCAGCACGGACACATTGACAAGGCACCGGAGGTCTCCCCGGCGGTACGCTGCGATCGCCGCATCGCGCGTCGCGGCAGGCGTGTCTCCGGTCACCACGGCGGTGGGCACGCCACGCTGCAGCAAGGCGGCGCAGACGTGCTCGGCGTGTGCCACATTGACGGCAAACACAAGCCACTTCTTTCGAGGCGCTCCCATGACGACGATCTCGTCGCACGCGGCCTGCACCACCTCATCTTTGTCTGACACCTTGGCCAGGTCTTGCAGGTTGTAGTCGCCGGCCACGGTCCGCACGGCGCTGGTGTCGATGTGGGTCTCGGTCGGCACCGTCGTGAGCGGTGACAGGAAGCCCAGGTCCAGCAGCTCCTTGATGGTCACGCGGCTGCAGATGTGCGTGAACAGCGGGTCTTCGCCGTGCGTGAGCCAGACACCGTTGCCCCTGAATGGGGTGCCTGTCAGGCCCACCACGCGGGCGGGGCTGCCGTACAGGCGCAGGTCGGCAATCAGCTTGCGCCACATGCCAGTGTCGGACGTCGCGATGCCGTGGCACTCGTCGGCCAGGATCAGGTCCACGCGGCCCATCACGGCGGCTTGCTTGTAGATGCTGCCGATCGTGGCGTAGGTCAGGTCATAGCCCAGTTGCTTGCGCCCGACGGCGGCCGAATAGATGCCGGCGCTGGCCTCGGGCCAGACGGTGTAGAGCTCCTGCACGTTCTGCACCAGCAGCTCTTTGCTTGGCACGATCACGACGATGCGGGTGCCTGGGTACTCCTGCATGGCACGCTGCGCGATCATGGCCACCATCATCGACTTGCCTGCACCAACGCAGGCCTCGACGACGGGGTTACCGTCAGGGTGGGTGTTGAAGTAGGACCACAGGTCCTCGACAACTTTGGATTGGTAGGGGCGGGGTATCAGCATCAGTCCACCGCCTTGCTGTCCGCGTCCTTGGGCTGGCCCAGGTCGCATCCGTTGTCCGTTCGCGTGCTCGACGCGAAGTTGTTCGCGGGCTCTTGCAGTTGTGGCGGGAACGTGAACGTGCAGGTGCCAAAGCACTCGTGCTCGATGTGGGGCGAAAAGAATTTGCAGTCAGCGCATTTCATGAGACCACCTTCGCGTCAATGCCCTGGCCCATGAGCTCGCACTTGATGCGGTACGCATCGGGCAACATGACCTTCTGCTCGCAGTCGCGGATCTCCTGCGATGCCAGCGCGCCGTTGGTGGGGTCGCCGTTGGCAAAGCGCCCGGCCTCGCCCTCGTAGACCACATCACCATTGACATAGTCGACCTGCTTACCGAAGCGCTCGAGCAGGATGGGGATGTAGCGGTGATCGGGGCACCCGGTGCGCATGGTTGAGTCGTCAATCGACTCGTCGCACTGAGCCTCATCCATCTTTGCGCAATGCCACTGCCCACCTTCTGCGCCGGTCATCGGGGTGCTGTGCGCGCAGGTGCGGCAGTTGACGGCCGGGGCCTTCTCGCCGTGACAGTGCTCGGCGAAGTCGCACATCTTGCACACGAACCACGACGGGTCGTTGCTCACGCGCAGCGGCGGCTCGGCGGCGCGGATCACCCGCTCAGCGCGGGCCTTCAGCTTGGCGTACTCGACCGGGTCGAAGTGGACCCACTCGCAGTAGAGCTCGTCGGTGTTCTTGTTGACGGCCATGTACATGGCGCGCTCCATGCCGGTCTCGCCCATGTAGACCTGCATCTGGGCGTAGTGCTGGGGCTTGGCCGCCTGCACTTTTTTCTTTACCAGATCGGTAAAGGATTTTTCGCTGTGCGTCTTGAACTCGATCACGGCCCAGGTCTTGGGGGCCTCGGGGAAGCCACGGCCTGCGCCGTCCATGCTGCCGGCGAAGTGGCCACCCAGGGCGGACACTCGCCACTGCTTACCGTCTGGCGTGGTGTCGTGGACCTCGACGCCGATGCGCTTGAGGTTGGCCACGAAGCGTGCCTCGGCCAAGCTGCCTGTCTCGAACAGGCGCAGCATGCGGCCGGGAAACTTCTTGCTGTCGACCCAGCGAAAGGTCATCCACAGGTAGCGCTCGCAGGCGTGGCCAATCAGGCTGGCACCCAGGTGAGGGCGGTTGCCATCGTCCGCATCGTTCTCGTATGCGGTGTAGATCATGTTGACGGTCGTGTGGACCGGCTCGGGCAGTGCTGCCATTGGGATTTCTCCGTGGTGAATAAACAATCCATGCCCCCGCACGCGAGGGCACAGGCTGATTACTCGGCGGTCGCAGCCTCGGGCTCTTCAGCCCCGGCTTGCTCGACCTTTACGCCATCGGTCATGGCACCCACCAGGGTTTTCTGGGTGGCCACCTCGACGGTGATCAGGTCTTTGGCGACGTGGCGCAAAGCAGCTTGTTTGCTGCCAGCCTCGACCAGCTTAAAAATGTCACCGGCTTGGACGGCGTAGATACGTGTTGCCATGGAATTACTCTCCTGTGTTGGCGGTTGCGGAAACGGGGTCAGCCGGGGCGCTGGGCGCTTGTTCGGCATCGGGTGAGGGGTTGATAGCAGCTGGCGCTTCAGAGGCTTGTGCGGCCTTCTGCAGCTCTTGCAGTTGGTACTCGGCCTGGGCACGAACTTCGGCAATCAGGCCGGCAGACTGCTCGAAGGGCAGCTTGCTCAGGGCATGAAGCGTCAGCTCGACGCCGGCGGGGACCATCTTGATGGTGAGGATTGGGACCTGGCTCATGCTGCGGCCTTTGCTGGGAAGAGTTGGGCCAGCACGGCTTCGTACTGGGCCTTGCGGCGCTCGAGCAGCGCGGCCTTGTCGAGCTTGTCCAGCAGCGCGGGGAAGTTGATGTCTTCCTTGCTGCACTGCTCTTGGATGTCGGCCTCGAGGCGGATGATCTCGTCGTCCAGCTTGGCCATTTCCAGCTCAGCCTGCGAGCGCACCTTGCGGGCACGCACGGGGGCGAGGGACTCGGCCAGCTTCTCTTTGGAGAGGGCGATGATCTCGGCGAATGGTTTCAGTTTCATGGTTGGTCTCCTACCAAAAGAAGTTTGTTTGCACTGTTCAAAAAGGCCAGTGCTGTTGCCTCAGATTTCGCAAGGTCCGCGCCAATCGATGTTGGCGCGGGCAAGGGCATCATGCGAGGCGGCTCGAAGTAGCGCGCATCTCGCATGGATAGCTCGCGCTCTAGTTCGTGCGCTCGCCCCATGTAGTAGTCGTGCTCGTCGCGGCTTCTCGCCATCCTCGATCTGTCGATGAGGTGATCGATCTCGCGGCGGTACGATTCGTGAAAGCCGATTGCCATGGTGTTGAGGTGGGGCCGCTACTCGCTGCATCAGTGGCCGGTCCACTGGGAACCCCCGGTGGCACTGCATCCGCTTTGGCGGCCCCGAAACATCACGCTGTCTTCTTGGCCCATGGCGGTGTCGAGCCGCCGGCCGCTGCCGCTGCCGCAGCCACAGGGGCGTTGGCTGCAGGTGTCGCTGCGCGCTGGGCCATGCCGCCAGGCACCACTGGGCCGCCGGTAGCGACGCCGCCGGCCGGCTTGTAGCCGATGACTTCGTTCTGCGGCTCGTACTTGCCGGTCTTGTCTTCGCGGATCTTCACGCGGATCTGCGTGGGCTTGTTGTGCAGCTCGACGGTGTCGCTCATGCGAACGACGCCGACTGACTCGCACAGGTCGCGCAGCTGCTCGTTGGCAATGCGCTCGGCCTCGGGGCTTTCGCTGTGGCGGATGTTCAGGCGAGCCCACACCTTGCGGTTGCGGTAGCCGTCTTGCAGCACCTCAAAGGTCAGCTTCAGTGCCTGGCCTTTACCGGACGACAAGGGCACGATCTCGGACTCGGTCACCTGTGCGGTGTACCAGCCGGCGGGCAGCAGCTCGAAGTTGCGTTCGCTCTTGGGAGCGGTGTTGGTATCAAACGAAAATTGCGCCATGGTGGGTGTCCTTTCTAGGGATTAAGTGGCGTTGGTGAAATTGACCTTTGTGGCGAGTGCCGAAAGGTCAGGGGACTCGAACATCTCGAGGCTGCCGGAGCGGTCCTTGGCCTCGTAGTTGTAATCGCGGTTGGTTTGCAACCAGCGAGTGGGGTTACCGTCGGCATCCTTCTCGACGCGCAGCGCAAAGACGAAGTCGAAGAAGTAACCGACGCCTTGCTTCAGCATGTTGCCGGGCATGGCGGGGTAGTACAGCATCGCGCCCGACTGCTCGTCCTTGGCGCGCTCTTGCTTGCACAGGAACAGCACGTTGCGGCTGGGCAGATCGCGGAATGCGCGGATCAGGTCGGTCATCTTCTCGGCCAGGGCACCGTAGGCCTGGCGTGGGTCCTTGGCGACTTTCTTCTCGTGGTTCAGGACCACCTCAGCGATCTCGCTGATCGAGTCCAGGCAGATCCACTTGAAGGACTGGCCCTCTTCGGTGTTGGCCACGAAGTCGTAGGCCTCATACAGTTGCTCGAGGGTCTTGACCTCGATCACTGGGATGTCCAGGTGACGCAGTGACAGCAGGCCCGACTCGGCGCTGATGATGATGGTCGGCTCGCCAGTAGTGCCACACAAGGTGGTCTTGCCAGCGCCGGCTGGTCCGTGGACCAGGAACTTCAAGCCAGACAGCTGCGCTGCCTGCTTGGTCGATACGAGTTGAATAGCCATTGTTATATCTCCAGGGTTAGAAAATCAGTTGCCTTTGACGAGCGCCAGCACCTTTGGATCAGCACCAGACAGGAATTGCTGCGCATAGGCTTGGCGTGCGTTGGTGCGGTAAGAGGACGCCAACATCTTTTCGATCTCAGCATTGCGGTCGCGGTTTTCTCGGGCGGCCTTGACGTTGACTACATCCACCACCCACTTGTATTTGACGCTGGCGTTTGGCTCGATTTCCAAGTCGTCATCAACGCGAACGACCTCTGCTATCTTGAGAGCGTCTTGACCTCCGGTCGGAACGACAACGTAGTCGCCAGGCTCGAGGTCGAGGTGCGTCACGTAGATGTATGGCTGGCTCACCGAGCCCCCATCGTTGCTTGCAAATTGCACGGCGCAAGTCTTAGCGTCTTCGCGCAGGATGGCGGCGATGTTCTTATCCATTGTGATACTCCTGCGGAATTAAATTGCTTCGATGGTGATGGTGGGCGAGGCGGGCTTGCTGGTGATGAACTTGGACACAGCGATCTGCGCCTTGTCATCCAGCTTGCGCAGGGCGCTGACGCTGACGTCGGCCTTCCACTTGAATGCACCTTGCTGCTCGGCGGAGAGCTTGTCCCAGGCCTTCTGCAGGTCGTCGGTGTCGACCGAGCGGGACAGCTTGTAGGTGACAGAGATCTTGTACTCGCCGGCCTTCTGGCTGACGGTGCCCTCGAGCTTGTCGGCAGGGCGGAGCAGGTTGGTGATTTGCTCATCGATCTCGCGGCGGGTTGCGACTGCTGCGTCTTCGGCACGCTTGGCGGCGAGACGGGCGGCGATGAGTTGGTCGATGGTGATTGCTTGCATGATTGCGTCCTTTAAGGAGTGGTTAAAAACGTGTCGTCTGTTGTCAGTATATCAGCATTGTGAAGTGTTGCAAGGGGTCAAACAAAAAAATCTTTTTCCAGCGTGACCTCGACCACGCCTCTGAAGAAGCGGTCCTTGGCCAGCAGTTGCAGGCAGACGTCAAGGTGCTTTTGCGCGGCACGCTTGGTCTTCCAAGAGCTCTTGCCCTTGACGTCGAGGTAGGCGCACTGGCCGTTGTCGTAGAGGAGCTTGATGGCGTATTTCATGCGGCCTCCTCGAGCTTGACGGCCGCCACGCTCAGGAGGTTTGCTCGCTCCTGCAGGCGTCTGGCTTTCTCGCGCCACTCCTCTGCGGTTTCGCGCAGCGACTGCGCTGCTGAGCGGCCGGGCTCAAGGCGGACGTCCATCGACGTGGTGTCGATCTCGATGCAGGCGTAGGCGGCCTGTGCGCCGATGATGGTGCGGACTTTCATGGTTAATTCTCCAGCTTCATTTGCACGGTGCCGCAGCGGTTGCCGTTAAAGTCGCGCAAAAAGTAGGGGGTGTTGCCCGCCTCAATTTGCACAGCCAGCTCGCGCAGGATGCGGGCGATTTCCTCGCGTGGCTCGTCGAATGCGCTGCCGCTGTTGTTGATTTCAATGGTGATCATGATCAGTCTCCCACGCGAACGACTTGCAACTTGCCCATCTTGCGGGCCACGTCCAGCAGACCGACCGGACCCTTGGGAAATGTGTCTTCGTAGATGGACCATGGCGCATCGTCGTAGCCTGGCAGCTTGGTGATGGCCGTGGAAATGATGGCGTCGATCAGTTGCTTGGCCATGGTCTTGTCCCAGTCAGGCGTCTCGCAGCTCTGATACTCGAGGCACTGCGCGGCCTTGATGATTTGCACAGGGGTCAGGACTGGGGCGTCGATCTGGTACACGATCGCGGCAGGCTCGCCTTCTTCCTTGTAACGGTAGTTGACGCTGCGGACGTTCTCGTCCAGTAGGACCTGGGCGGTGGCATCTTCGTTGCCGGAGATGTTCCAGCGCTGCGACGTTGCGCCGTAAAAAAAGCTGATGTTGTTGATGCTTGCGAAACGCACGAGGGCGTTGATCTGGGCGTTGCTGACAATGAATGCGGACATGGTGTTCTCCTGAAGCGTCCCAGAATCTGCTGGGCCAGTGTGTTTAGTATATCACAATTGTGATAGTTAAGCGGGCGTGCTGATCAAATATTTTTTGTTCACTGCCTTGCAGGTGTAGTCCCATGCAAGGTCGAGCACCTTCTGCAGGTCGGCGTTGATCTGTTTGGCCAAGGCGGTGTTTTTGATGACGTCAGTCGTGCCGGGCTCGGTGCTTTGGTGGCCGCCCTTCTGATAAACCTCGGCGGCTTTCTTTAGGGCATAGGCCTGCACGAACAGGTCACGGATGACCCACCACTCACGGTCTGTGATTTCGGTGGACTGAAACAAGTCGCTGGCGGTGTACGAGACTGAGCCCTTGCTGTCCTTGATGTACAGCAGGCTGTCGAAGTGAAAGTGGCATTTCGCGTTGCCGACGTAGCCGAAGCCCCAGTACCACCCGCAGTCCCACTTGTGTTTTTCAAGCCAGATGTTTTCGCCGTCGGCGATTTGTATGCCAGCGTTGGCCTTGAGTTTGCCGAGAAGGATTTTGTTGAATGAAGTCATGATGGTTTCTCCTATAGCAATGTGATATTTAGATCCAGCCTTCTTTGCTGCTGTAGCCGAGGCCCAGCTCGCCTTGGTTGGGAGCGCCAACCGCAGAGAACATCGCTTCGCCGTTGCTGAAGCGGGCGGTCTGGACCAATGCCTGGCCGAAGCTGCCGCGAGCTGCAGCGCGGAACTTGCCCTCGATCTGATCGATCCACCGGTCACGCAAGGCCTCGAAGCCGCCGTTGGCGTAGTAGTCAGGATCTTTTGCTGCGCACCACACGGCAACCAGGCCGCAGTACTCGCTCACGCCAAAGTAGGCGTAGCTGTTCTCAGCAATGGCGCGGTCTTCGCGGTCGAGCCACTCACTGCAAGCGCTGACGCTTGGGAATGCGCTGCGCAGTGCGTCTTGAAGGTTTTCGACGGCCATGTCGAACTCGTAGCTGTCTTCAAAGTCGCAAGAGTTGTACTCGGTGTAGACAGTGTTGCTGGGGGTAGATACAGAGCGTGCCATTTTGGGTGTCCTTCTTAGGAGCGCCTGGAACCGCCAGGTCGGTAACGAATTTCGCTTCGTTGAATTTATTATATCACAATTGTGAAGTCATGCAAGACCCTATGATTTAGTCGGGAATGAACATGCGACGCCGTACATGACCAGCAGCACCAGGCACGCGGCACCCAGGATGCGTGGCCAGGTTCGCAGGGCGTAGCGGCCAGGGCGGTCGATTGAGCAGGCGTACTCCACGGTCTTCGGGAATGCCTCGTTCATGGTTCGGGGGTACTTGCGAGTGTTCATGGGTTGCTCCATTGTTCTTCGGTCAAATGAGGGCGCGCGTCTCGGTATCCGTCGACCTTGCACTTCTGGCCCGGCATCAGGATGGTGGGGTGCGCCTTGGGACGCACGATCTGGCACTGCGGGCACAGCACGCCGTAGCGCTGACGTAGGGCTTTCTTGTGGTCGCGCAGGTCACGGAAGGCTTCGGCCATGTCACCCATGGCTGGCTCCTGCTGCCTCGGCGATGGCGGCCTCGGCAAGACGCCGCGAATTTAGGTGGGCCGGGACCCAGTCCAGTGAAGCCTTCAGCGCCCCCAGCAGCTGGCTGTGTAGCTCGAGCACGCGCGCAGCCTCGAGCAGCTCGGCAGGTCCAAACTCTCCGCCACCTATGGTCACGGTCTCACGGTTGCGGGCAGCGTGCCGCAGGTTTGCAATCAGGGTCATCATGGTCTCCAAACAAAAAGGTCAAGCAAGCACACCGCAATGGTTGCCAGCAGGAAGGCAACGCGCCAGGCGCGCTGGGCTGGCGTCATGCCGGCGGTGGTGAGCTCGAACAGGTCGTATCTCATGCGGCCACCTTTTGATCAACAAGGCGGCGCACTGCTGCACCAGCCTGATAGCGGAAGTCCCACTCGACCGGGATGTCCCACGAGCGGCGCGGGTCACCGTTGAACCCATGGTCGAACTCGGCGATGGCTCCCGGGGTACAGTAAGGGTTGAGGGCGTGGCCCTTCTCGAGGTTGTTGCGGTAAAGCTGAGCGGCCCACTTCTCGGCGGCGGCCAGGACCTCTGCAGGGCTGTTGAATCGGCTCATGTCGTTCTCCTATGGCATTGTGATATTTCAGGTGCCGCTGTAGCCCCAGGCGGGCATGTTCCAGTTCTTCACGCTGGTCAGGTCGTCGCGTGCCACGCCGGCCTTCAGCTCTTCGATGTCGCGCTCGAGCTTGACGATCTCAGCGGCCCAGGTCTGCTTGTCTGCGTTCCAGTCAGGCTTGCTGTCGTACTGACGGCGGGCGTTGCGCAGCTCGCTCTCGCAGAAGGCAAGCCACTTGATGTCGATCTCGACGGGTGGCGCAAAGGGTGCAAGGGCCAGGGCGAAGACGGGGTTCAAGTTGTTCATTTGGGGTCTCCTAAATCAATGTGATAGGTCAGGCAAACTGTTCGTCATAGGCATCGCGCAGGGCGTCGTAGTTAACGCCATCTTCGCGGGCCACTTTGCCGCAGGCGTCAGGGAACTCCCATCCGCCGTCGATCAAGTCGTTCAGTCTTTCAAGTGCTAGGGCCAGGTCTCTCATTTCGTTCTCCTTTGATGTCAGTATATCACAATTGTGAAGTCATGCACAAGCCTGATCGCTGCGACTGACGACGAATGAATCGGTCATAGTCATCTTTGGCCAGGACTGCGGCCAGGCGGTTGGTGTAGACCTCGCAGCCGCCGACGGCTTCCCACTGGTCGGTGGCAGCGTCTGCGTCGTCCTGGCGGCCAAAGGTCTGCTGTGAGAGTTGGTTGGCACGGTCGACGATGTAGATGGTGAACATGGCGATCTCCTGGTTCAAGACGCGAGCCACTCGTCGTAGCTCTTGAGTGGGGCACCGCCCCGGGTGATGTCGCCGCCCTTGCCGTCATCGGCGCAGGTCAGGTAGACCTGATACTCCTGATCGTTGGTGCCGCGCACTGGGGTCTGCCAGTTGCCGGTGTTGCGGCCAATCAGCGTGCTGGCGGCGTAAACATCTGCAGGCGGGTTGTAACGGCGTTTGCTGTAATACGACATGGCTATCTCCTGGTTTGATGTTGCTGTGTCAGACCTCGATGCCTTTTTCGGCGTAGAAGTTTTTGACGTCGCACAGCACGAGCTGCAGGTCTTCCTCGAGCACGAGCTCTTGCTGCTCACGGGCGCGCTTCTCGTTGACCATCTTGGGCTGGCTCTTGCGAATGGACTTCATGTAGTCGCCGTACACCTCGAAGGTCTCGATGCGGGCACCGGCTTCGTTGCGGACGATCGCCACACTGGCGTAGGTGGTCAGGTTGCCGCGCTGGTCCTTGCTGGTGCTGATCTTGAGCTGGCGGTCGCCAGCCAGGGCGATGTTGCTGGTGGCAACCCACTTGCCGAAATAGTCTTTGCGGGTGTTGATGGTTGGTGTAGTCATGTCGTTCTCCAGAATAAGCAATGTGATGAATTAGGCGAAAGCGAGGGCCAGCGGGTCGACGGCCTTGATCTCATAGCCAAGGGCCTGGATCTTCTTGAGGGATTGGACGGTGAGGGTCTTGGTGCCGGCCAGGTCTGCAAACAGCTTGGCGGCTTCGTTGATCGGGTAGGCCTTGATTTCGCCGTACACGCTTTTGAGATTGACTTCGATAACTTGCATTTTGGACTCCTGTCGCGTCCCGGGATCTGCCGGGCCAGTGATTGAATTATATCACAATTGTGAAGTAGTGTTCAACTCTTCGCATTGGATGCTTGTGATGCTTGGTGCCATGCAGCCCGAGGCGGCATAGTCGGCGCGGTATTGCTGGACGGCAGCCAACTCAGCGCGGTACTGCGTGGCCGCCAAGACGGTGGTCTCAAACGCTGGCCACGAGCCGCCTGGCTGGATGGTGACTTGGTATTGGTTTTGTGCTCGCATGATGATTCCTAAATCAATGTGATAGTTCGGATCAAGCCTCGATTTTTTTTTGTGCTGAGTGCCTTTGCAGGTATGCAATAAGCTTAACGGCGGTCTCGTGATCGTCGCGCTTGTCTCCCCAAGCCACAACGCGAGTCCCCCTGTCCGTCGTTCCAAAGTAGCGACCAACGTCAGTTCCGTTTGAAACGTAATCCATGGGCTTGATGAACCGGTCAAACACGTTGTCGGATATGGTGGTGATGTTTCTCATGATCTGGTCTCCTGACGTGTCCCAGAACCTCTGGGCCGGGTCGGTTTCAATCAACCGACGCCTCGACTATATCACAATTGTGAAGTCGACCGTCAAACAAAGACCCGCAAAACTTCACGGGTATTATTTTGTCATGGCCTTTGCAGCAGCGATCAGGGCGGCCTGGGCCTGCGGGTCCATGTTGCGATAGGCCTCGAGCAGCTCGCGCTCGGATCGCTTGCCCACAATGTTCATCTCGAACGGCTCGCCTGCACCGGTCATGATCCAATCAGGATTTGCCTGTAGTGCGGCCGCCAGTTTCAGCAGCGTCGGGGCGCTTGGCTTTCTCGATGAGTCCGTCACCAGGTTGCTGATCGCAGCCTGGGTTACTCCAATTTTCTTTGCCAATTCAACCTGCGTGTATTTGCGTACTTCGATCAAGTACCGAAGCCTATCGCCGATTGAGAGCTTCTCGAAATTCTTCGTCATTAGAGTTGGCGGCCTTTTTGGGCGCTTAATAGACCTACACTGCGGGGTCTTGTTTAACCGCTATCACAGGAGTTATACTTATCCGAACCGCATCAACAGCGACAACAACATGAAATTCGACCAACTGATCAAACACTTCGGCTCCCAGGTCCAGGCAGCAGACGCCATCGGCGTCACACAGCCGACCCTCAGCAACTGGAAAAAACGCGGCGCAATTCCGCACCTGCAGCAATTGCGCATCGAGCACGTCACGAAGGGCAGGCTGAAAGCAGCCGCCGACATCCTGAAACGAAAAGTATCACGGGTGTGAAGTAAATTGCAAGCCTTGTGATACACCTATTTTGGGGTATCTCGTTGCGCTTAAAATATCACAAGAGTTAAGTTTTAGACCCGGCGGGGCGCGGCCACGCTATCCGGTTTCCCGCTTTCACGGAGTCCGCCGGGTCTTCCTCGTATTTGCAAAGCGGTGTTTGAAAGCGAACTGTGAACGACAGCAATGAGACACCACAAACACAACTGACACCTGAGCAAAGAGCTCAGGTCGAACACGCATTTGCCTACATCCAGCGCGGCTGGAGCTTGGTGATGATGCCCATGAAGACCAAGGGTCCGACGAACCCTGGCTGGAATGCTCCGAGCCAACTGGTCGACACACCGGACAAGGTGATCAAGAAGCTGGCGCAGGGCCTACAGAACATGGGCCTGGTCCACCAGCCCTCTGGCACCGGCGCGATCGACATCGATGACGAGGCCTGGGCCAGGTACATCTTCGAGGAGTTCGGCATCGACTATGACGAGGTGATGGACTGGGGCATGCGTATTCGCAGCAAGGCCAACCGGGACAAGGCAGTCTTTGCCGGCGTGCCCATCGACCTGCCACTGCTCAAGGTGGGCTGGCTCAAGCAAGACGCCAAGAGCCCAGTCGATCGGTTCACGATCGTGGAGTTCCGCGCAGGACCAAACCAGGACGTGCTGCCGCCATCGATGCACCCTGACGGGCACTACTACACATGGGCAGAGGGCAAGGCACCGTGGGACTTTGAGGCGCTGCCGGAGATCCCGCCCAAGCTGCTGGACTTCTGGCGTGCGCTCGCAGACAAGAGCTCAGGCCTTCGCGAAGAGATCGAGAACCTGTGCCCATGGAAAAAGATGCACAGCGGCCGCCGGTACGTGCAGGCGTCGCGCTCCGTCAACACCGAGCATGGCAATGTGATCGGGGCCTATAACAATGCTGTATCGATCGAGGACCTGCTGACCCAGGCGGGCTACAAGCTGAAGGGCAAGCGTTGGCTGTGTCCCAGCTCGAGCACCAAGATCCCAGGCGTCGTGGTCTTCAAGGACCAGGACCACGAGCGGTGCTACTCGCACCACGGCAGTGACCCGCTGGCGGACGGCTACGCACACGACGCGTTCGACCTGCTGTGCATGCTGCAGCACAACGGCGACGTCAAGTCAGCCCTCGACGAGGCGGCCAAGGTGGCGGGCGTTGAGCGGCACTCCAACAAGCGCCAGCCAGACGTGACGATCGACCTGGAAGCGGCGCTCGAGGCGCAACGCGCACGCAGCGAAAAGCGCAGCCAGCCGGACCAGGTCGCGGTGCGCGACGATGCGCCGGCAAAGGTGGTGCAGCCAAAGGCGCAGCAAGAGACCGACGGCCCGGCGTATGACGTGCCGGACTACCCGCAGCACTTGCTCAAGCCCGGCGGCATCGTGCAGGAGATCGCGGACTGGATCTTGCAGACCGCACAGAAGCCCCAACCGATCCTGGCGCTTGCAGCTGCGCTGTCGGTGGTGGGCACAGTGCTCGGGCGCAAGGTGGCCACACCCACCGGGCTGCGCACCAACTTCTACTTTGTCGGCGTCGCCGGGACATCGGCCGGCAAGGACCACGGGCGAAAGTGCATCAAGGTCCTGTTCCAGGCCGCAGGCATGAACGACCTGCTGGGCGGCGAAGAGATCGCGTCTGGCCAGGCCTTGCTGTCACGCACGGCCAATCATCCTGTGAGCCTGTTCCAGATCGACGAGCTGGGGCTCATGCTCAAGGCCGTGGCAACCAAGGGCGCAGGCCCACACCTGGCCAGCATCGTGACCAACCTCATGAAGCTGTTCTCGAGCGCCGGCACGATCTACAACGGCACCGAGTACGCGGACCAGAAGAACCGCGAGCGCCAAGACATCGCCTACCCGTGCGTGGGCCTGCACGGCACGACCACCCCCGAAACTCTCTGGCCAGCCCTTGGCAGCCAAGACGTGGTGTCGGGCTACCTGAACCGAATGGTGCTGATGTTCGTGCCCGATCGCCGGGTGCCGAAGCAGTACGTGGGCATAGGCCAGCCACCGGCGGCCGTGGTGGAGTGGATGAAGGCCGCCAGGGAGCTTTCCAACGGCATCCAGGGCCTGGACCCAGCCAATCCGATTGAGCTGCCCATGGCGGCCATGACACCCCAGCTCATGCGTGAGTTCGACGACTGGATCGAGAACCGCATGGAGTCGGTCAAGGCAAAGGGCCTGGCACCCCTGTGGGGCCGGGCATGGGAGCACGCCGCAAAGCTGGCGCTGGCCATGTCCTGCTCACGCTACACAGCCCAGGAGCTCAAGCAGGTGGCGAGCGGCGGTGGCCTCGAGATGGACCCATCCAGCACCCAGTGGGCGATCGACTTCGTGAAGTTCACCCTGGCCATCCAGGAAGAGCAGGTGGCCACCCGCATGGGTGACAGTGACTTCGACCGCTGGTGCCAGGAGATCCTGCGGGTGATCAAGCAAGCCGGCACGCAAGGTCGGACCGAGGCAGAGCTGAGCCGCTTTTGCCGGCAGTTCAAGGCCCTCGAGCCACGGCAGCAAGACAACGTCATGGACTCACTCAAGCGCCGCGAGGCGGTGTCGCTGGTCCAGTACAAGCCGCCATCTGGACGCGGAAAGAGCCGCATGGCCTGGGTGGCCAGTGAGTTCGCACCGGTGCCAGAAGAGGCAGAAGAGGGGGCCGAATGATGGTCGGACTAAAAGAGACAGAGGCTGTCGTCGCAATTGGCCAGAACGTCTACGCCAATGACCTGGTGACCCGGAGAAGGGTCAACTGCAGCAACAAACGTAGACACCTCTGTCTCCGCCGGAAAGCCGCATGGGGCAATGGTTTGAGGGATATAACAATAATAAAAATATATATATATTTTTATACAAATACTCTCTTACCTAGACCCCCCTATAAGCACCCCCCTGTTTTGTCTACGCAGATCGTTTTGACCGCCAAACCGGTGTCGGTCGAAGTATCACAATGATGTATTGAAAGACCCAGCTTTATGCAAAAAACTCATGACGTCACAGTAACGCTACCAAGTCAGTCCGCACTAACTTATGAATTTCAACTGCCTTGGCCAAAGGTCTTAGGCAATCACGCAACCAAGCACACGCGTGCCGGCGGCCACTACAAAGTGCCCGAGGCGGTGGCCTACGACGCGCTGATCGGCCAGATCGTGGCCAGCATGGGCATGGGTCGCCTGACCAGCCAAAAGCCCCTTGCTGGACCGCTGAGCGTTTCGTGGTTGCTTGGCCCGCCTGACAACCGCGCCCGGGACGTCGACAACGTGCGCAAGGTGGTGGCGGACGCGCTGACCAAGTCTGGCTTCTGGAAGGACGACAGCAACAAGGTGCTGGTGCGTGAGTCGTTCGAGTGGACCCAGGCGATGCCTGGCGGAGCGATTGGCCTGACCGTTGAGGTGTTGCCATGAACCTGTCCATCTTCAAGCCCAAGACCTCCGCCGCGTCCGCAGCACCGACCGAGACGCCTGCACCCTCCGGCGAGTCGCTCGAGGATGTGCTGCTCGAGCTGGCCAAGTGGGGCTGCCCGTATCTGCATTGCCACCGCGATGGCGAATGGTCCGCCAGGGTTGACGCCAACATCACGCCGCTGGGTGCCAAGTTCGAGGTGCGCAGCGAGTTCAACTGCAAGACGCCAATGCAGGCAGCCCTGCAGTGTCGCGAGCGTCTGCTGGCGGCAGTCAAGACGATCGGGGGTGCAGCATGAGCGACTTCTACAACCCGTCAGAAAGCCGTAAGGCTCGCAAGGACCACCGCTGCAGCTACTGCGGCGAAACCATCAACAAGGGCCGCGCCTACACGTTCCAGAAGGGCAACTGGGATGGCCGGTGGTTTGAGTCGAAGATGCACCCCGAGTGCTTCAACGACATGTGCGAGAACGGCGACGGCGAATACACGCTGTACAGCAACGAGCGCCCACAGTTGGAAGGCGGCCAGCGATGAGGTGTGGATGCTGCCCACCACCGAAGGTCAAACGCTGGGCGCGCCTGCACGTTGGCAACCGCTACATCTGGCTGGACTATCACCCGTGGACTGGTCCAGGCTTCACCACCGACTCGGGCGGCGTCAAGCCCTACGACCCGGTCGACGAGAACGACCCCGTGTGGCCAGCCTTCAATGCCTGGCTCAATCGTTACGACGCTGCCGTCGCGGCCGCATGCTCGAAAGGAAAATCATGATCCGCATCGAACCCGACTGGGTGGGCGAGCTGCTGGGCCAATGGGCCGCACACGACTGGGCTGACGCACGCGGTGACCTGGGCTACCCGTCGGTGTCGCCAATGTTCGCCAAAGCCATGGGCACATCGTTCGAGTTCGAGGACGTCACCGGCTACAGCCACGCAGAGCTGCGCGCCATGGTGGCGGCCGTCGAGTGGCTCAAGCTGCACCACCCAGACCACTGGCGCGCACTGTCGCGTGAGTTCCGCGTGTGGTCACGCCGCACGCTCGAGGAGAAACCTGGCGATCGCGAGCTCGTGCTCGAGGCTGGACGCATGCTCGAAAAATATATCGACAATGTCCTTGGCTAATACTTCACAATGGTTATAATGGGAGCGTGCGATTTTGCACGCAACACATGGAGACGATCCCATGAACGATCCGCGCCAAGAGGCCGACATCATCACGCCCCCACGCCACTTCACCAACAGCAGCTTGAATGGCGACGACAAGTACATCCCCACCTGGACCGACACGCGCCCAGGCTCGCAGGACCACGAGAACGTGCCCAGCCGGCGCGCTGTCACGCGCGAGTGGCGCGATGGCCGAGTGGAGCGTGTGGCATGACTGCACCGTTTGACACCGCACTGATGGCCGACACATCGGCCAGGCTGTACGACACGCTGCGCAAGGACTTGCTGTCCTTGGCCGACACGCATGGCGACTCGTTCACTGCGAGCGTCGCAGCCAACATCGCCATCGACCTGCTGGTCACCGTGATCGCTGGTGCCCCCTCTGACGAGGCGCGCCTCCTGACAATCATCGGGATCATGACCACGCTCAGTGGCAACCTCAAGCGCGAGATGGCTGGCGTCGAAGCCGAAGACCTGATCGCCCGCGCGATGCAGAAGGCGAGGGCGTCATGAAGATCCTGCGCGAACGAATCAACAAGCACGGCAAGCGAGAGGTCGTCGTAGTGCTAGACGCCGGCGAGCACATCCAAGCCATCAACCCAGACGTGTACTACCGCACCGGCTACCCGCAAGAGGACGTTGTTGGCGGTCACATCTTGCTCGACAGCGAACGGGTGACGTGGTGCAGCCTCGGCCAGGAGTGGGTGTCATGAGCTGGCCATTCCCACCCCCGACCGGACCCACACCGTGGACACCCGCACAGCAGCGCGCGTATCAGCGCCAGCAACGCGAGCAGACCGAGGAGGCACCATGGCTGACATGAGCTTCACCACCGAGGCCGCACGCATCAAGCTGGCCAAGATCCGCGAGCTGCTCAAAGAGCGCGGCATGACTGCGCACGAGCTGGCTGAGGCGGTTCCGATCAGCAAGCGCTGGGTGCAGGCTTACCTGAACCACCTCAAGGACGACGAGCGCATCTACATCCACGACTGGACGCACGACGTTGAGCAGTGCGAGCGCATGTACCCGCGCCCGATCTACCGCGCCGTCAGGCCGCGCAAGGATGCCGACAAGCCCGCGCCACTTACCAAGGCCCAGCGCCAGGCGCGCAAGCACCAGAAGATGATGGGTGACACGCTGAGCTACGCCAGGCACATCGACACAGAGCGCAAGCGGCGAGCCGCCAAGACTGGGCGCGCACTGCCGGCGGTCCGCACTTCGTGGGTGACAGGGGCGGCAGCATGACCAGGCGCGAGCGCATGCCCAGCGACCTGCCCATCGAGATGGCCGCTCGCATGATCGAGCTGGTGCAAATGCGGGCCAACGTCCCGCACGAAGACCTCGAGTACTTGGTCGAGCGTATCGACAAGCTCAAGGACGAGCGCCTGAAGTCATGCGTCGCAGCGTTGATCGGCTGGGGCGACGAAGAGCGCGCCGAGCTCGAGACATTCATCGCTGTGGCGCTGGAGATCATGAAGAAGACCAACCCGTCGAAGCTGCGCGATGCCGCGCGCGTCGTCGAGCTGCGATCGTTGTTGAAGGACGCAGCATGAAGTGCCTCGAGACACGCACGCGCGCCGACGGCATGAAGTCTCGCCGCTACGAGCTCGAGGACGGCCGCCGCATCACCACGATCGAGCTGCCGGCAACGGTCATCAAGAGCATCGGCATCAAGCGCGTGCAGGAGTTCATAGAGACCTGGCAACGCGGCGAGAAGCAGCGCACCAGCAGACACACGCGACGCCAGCGCATCGAAGAGTTGCTGCGCGAGCGCGTCAAGCCACTGGCCATCGCCGACGAGGTCGGCGTGACCGAGACGAGAGTTAGACAGATCAGAAAGGAGATGGGTTTATGACAAAAGACGAAGCACTCGACAAGGCGCTGGAGGCGTTGGAAGAAAGCGTTGACCTTGTGCGTGAGGACTATGAGAACGCCAAAAAGCTGTATGGGAATTACCCATCACGCCAAGCGCGTTTGCTTGGGATGGAGGATGGTTTGTTGAAGCATGAAGCAGCCATCACCGCCATCAAGCAAGCCCGTTCAGCCCCTGTGCAGGAACCATCACTTTTCATCTACCAAGGGGAGATTGCCAAGTCAAACTTGCCCAAAGGTTTTACCGGGATGCTCTACACCACCCCACCCGCAGCACCTGTGCAGCAAGCATCGTGTCTTGTCCGTCGTCTTGATGGCGTTGCCGACTTGCGTAGGCTGGAAGGAGATCACGATGAGGCGGGTGTTATTGATGAGGCAGTTGCCGTACTCAAAGCCATATCACCCGCAGCACAGCGGCAATGGGTTGGGCTGATGCAGGGCGTGCGCGTGGAAAGGGAGTACGTGGTCGTGTCCGTCCACGGCGGCAATGGCGCGGCTCGTGAGTTGTGCGCAGCGCTGATTCAGGAGATGAACACATGAGCGACGGCGGCAAGGGATCATCACCACGTCCATTCAGCGTGGCCCACGACGAGTGGAGCAAGCGCTGGGACGCCATCTTTCAACGTGACCTGCCCGAGGGTCCGAAGGCGTGCCAACAATGCGGCGCAACGCTGAGCAGGGACCTTGCCTACATCCACACCTGCACACCGAAGGCCAACGAATGACACGCCCCGACAGCCCGTGCATCGCCGTCTGCACCACGCTCTACGACGAGGTCTGCAAGGGCTGTGGGCGCACCTACCTCGAGGTGGCCCAGTGGAGCGGCATGAATGAGCAAGAGCGCGAGGTGGTCTGGCAGCGCGTCGAGACCGAGGCCACGTCGTGGAGATTCAATCGTTACAAAGATCGGGTGAAACAATGAACTGCTGTGATTACGACTGCCACCAGGGCCGCGACTGCCCTGTCCGCACCTGCAAACACTGCTACGGCCTGGGCTACGACGCGAGCGGCTACGCCTGCACCTGCAGCTACGGCACGCCCGCCAAGGTGGCCAAGGCCCGGCCCGTGATGCTCGATCGCGAGATCCTGCCGCCCACCCGGTGGCGCGGCCAGGTGCGCGAGCTGGCCAAGTGGATGCTTGGCGTGCTGGCGCTGCTGCTGTACGCCGTGCTGGCCAGCGCCATCCTGTCATGACCGAGCCCGACAAGATCAGCGCCCAGGCACTGACGGCGCGCAGGGGCTTTCGATCGCGCAACCCGGATGCCATGACTGGGGCCGAGCGCCAGCGCAAGTACCGGCGCAAGGAAGGCGGCCGCACCATCAACACGACGCTGTCGCCGGAGATCGCCGCGTCGCTGATCTACCTGCGCCGCGAGTGGGGCATGGAGTCCGACCGCGAGGCAGTCGAGGCCGCTGTGCGCTTTCTGACGCTATGCACCCGCCAGGGCCTGACGCGCATCCCGCAGGGCATTGACGACTGAATTTGACCCCGCAGTATCACAATGCTATAGTCCTCCCCGGGCAACTACGCCCAACAAAGCCCGCCTCGTGCGGGCTTTTTCATTTACGGCCCCCGGCTCTCGCCAACAAGATCGTCTCCCTTCAAGGCAGGATGACCGAGGGGCCACCCACCCAGAACCATGACCAAGCAAAAAGACACCCGCCTCGGAACCGCACTGCACAAGCAGCCCGAGCGCACCGCCGCCGAGCAGCTCAAGGCAGACGTCTTGGCCGTGGCCGACGAGGTGTTCGACCGCTACGTCTGGGGTGAGTCCTTTCAGGCCATTGCCGACTCGCTGCCATTCAAGATCGCCGGTTGGAAGCTGCGCCAGGTCCTGATGGACAGCGAAGAGACGCGCGACCAGTACGCCATGGCGGGCATCGAGCGCGCCCACAACCTGGTCGACGCTGCGCTGGACTATGGCCGCAAGGCGGCAACGCTTGGCGACGCCGCAGGCCTGCGCGCTGCCATCGACACCAACCTGAAGGTGGCCGCGAAGCTGCACGCATCCGCGTATGGCGACAAGTCCAAGGTCGAGCTCACGGGTGCCAACGGTGGCCCGGTCAAGCTGCTGGCCATGACAGACGAAGAGCTCCTCAAGATCGCAGCCCAGGCCGCACAGGAGCAACGCAAGTGATCACGCCAGCCGACGCCGCCCTCGAGCTCCTGGCCCGGCGCAAGGCCCGCGAGACGTTCACCGAGTACTGCCGCTACCGGCTGCCGGATGACATGGTCCTGGCCCCGCACCATGAGCTGCTGACCAAGGCGCTCGACGAGGTGGAGAAGGGCGACTGCGATCGGCTGCTGGTGATGATGCCGCCTGGCTCTGCCAAGTCGACCTACGGCTCGGTCTACTTCCCCGAGTACTTCGCAGGCCGCAACCCGCAGCTCTCGATCATTGCCGCATCGCACACCGCTGAGCTGGCCGAGCGCTTCGGCCGCCGGGTGCGTAACGGCGTTGACGACGTCCAGTTCAAAAACCTGTTCAACGTCACGCTCGCCGCTGACAGCACCGCCGCCGGCCGCTGGGGCACAAGCCACGGTGGCGAGTACACCGCCGTCGGTGTGGGTGGCTCGATCACCGGCCGACGTGGTGACCTGATCGTGGTCGATGACCCCGTGCGAAGCCGCGAGGATGCCGACAGCGATCGCGTGCGCGAGAAGACCTGGGAGTGGTGGACCAACGACCTGCTGACCCGACTGAAGCCAGGCGGCCGCATCGTGGTGATCATGACTCGCTGGCACGAAGACGACCTTGCTGGCCGCCTGCTCGAGCGCGAGCCCCAGCGCTGGAAGGTCATCAAGCTGCCGATGATCGCGAGCGAGAACGACCCGCTTGGCCGTGAGCCAGGTGAGCGCCTGTGGAAGGAATGGTTCACCGACGCCATGGTGCAGCAGGCCCAGTCCGATCCACGCTCGTGGATCTCGCTGTACCAGCAGGAGCCGCGCCCGCTCGAGGGTGCTGAGTTCAAGCGCTCGTGGATCAGCCGCTACAACGTCGCGCCGAAAAAGATGAACAAGGTGATCCTGGTCGACCCGGCCGGAGACCCAAGCAAGAACAGCACGAACAAGCGCAAGAAGTCCGACCGCACCGTCATGTGGGTGGTTGGCCTTGCCTCAGACGGCAACGCGTACCTACTCGATGGCGTCATCGATCGCCTGGGCCTCACGCAGCGCGCCGACAAGCTGTTCGAGCTGCACAAGAAACACAAGCCCATGCAGGTGCGCTACGAGCGCTACGGAATGATGGGCGACATCGCGCACATCCAGCACGAGATGGAGCAGCGCCAGTACCGCTTCAAGATCCACGAGGTGGCCGGTGCCGTCGAGAAGAACGCACGCATTCGCCGCCTGATCCCGTGGTTCGAGGGTGGCCGCATGTGGTTTCCGCAGCAGATGAAATACATTGATCAGAAAGAAGTCGAGCACGACCTCGTGCAAGAGCTGATCGACGTCGAGTACGCCACATTCCCGGTGGGCAGATTTGACGACGGCATGGACGCCCTGGCTCGCTTGGACGAGCCGTCGCTGTCACTGCCATGGCCAGACGAGGACGACACATGGGCGGTGCCTACGGGCTCCGAGCATGCGTGGGCCGCGCTTGATGAAGTCACTGGGTACTAAGGAAAAATCATGGGCTTTTCTTCAATCATCTCGAGAATGCGTGGCGGCATGTCATCGCAAGACAAAGCGCAAATGGCGGCCGCTCAAGCAGAGGGCAACCGACGCCTGCAGGCCGAGCAGGCTGCGGCGCAGCAGGCCGCTCAGGTGGTGGCTGTAGAGAAGCAGCGCCAGGCCCAAATGATCGCCGGCGCACCGCAGCAGGTGGCAGTGCCAGTACCGACAGCCGCAGCTCCCGCGCGCCCTCCGCCAGCCGCGCCGGCAGCCAGGCCCACATACGGCCCTTCGCTCGCGTATCGGGGCGCTCCGCCGCCCATGATGACGTTGGCTGAGATTGACGCGATGCGCATGCAAGGCAGCCAGCTTGGCGCGATGCCAGCACTCGACTGGCGCTCGATCAAGCGCGCGATCTAACAACACAATCTCAGAAAGAAAACATCATGGCTTCAAAACTATTTGCAAACATTCGCGGCGCAATTTCCGGCAAGGCCGCGCAAAACAACACCGACCCCGCTGCAGTGCTGGACGCCGGCTGGAAGGCCATGCAACAGGCCGACCCGACACTTGCCGCCGCAATCGGCAAGATGCCGCCACAGGTGGCTCAGGGCGCTGTGATGCAGTACACCAACGCCATCCGCATGGGCAAAGAGGCTGAGGCCTCAACCATGGCCGCAGAGGCTGCCCGCGCTGGCTTTGCATCGATGCCTGCCGCAGCGCCTGGAGCACCAGCCGCACGCACAGGCGGCCTGCGCGGCATAGCGGGCCGACTTGGCGCGGGTCAACCTCAATTCGAGATCGGCGACGTTGACTCGTTCAACAAGGCCATCGCGCCTGCGGCACAAGCCCCTTCAGCGGGCGGCTTTAAGTTTGGCCGCCTTGGTCAAGCCGCTGCCCAGCGATCGCAAGCGCTGCAGCAGACGCAGCAGCAGGCCGCATTCAAGGACGTCAAAGACCAGTACGACGCCTACGAGATGTCGGGCTACTCCGACGAGGACAAAAAAATCAACGCCTCCTATGGCTTGGGCCTTGACCCCGAGAAAAAGAAAAACCTGAGCACCTACACCGGCTGGTCGATCAAGCCGCCGGCAGATGGAATGGACCCACAGGGTGGCCTCATCAACAAAGCAATCAACCCGTACAACGGATCGGACGGCATGTAATGAACCCCAACGACTTCCCCCCAGACATGGCCATCGAGATGAATGGCCAGATGATGACGCAAGAGCAGTACAGCGAGATGAAGAAGTCAGAGGTTGAAAAACTTCACGGCTACTTCACCCAGATGCGCGACAAGTGGGTGCAGCACCGCGCCACCACTGACGTCGAAAAGCGCTGGAGACGAAACGCACAGCTTTACTTCGGCGAGCGCACCGAGAGCACCGGCGAGTTCGAGAACACGCTGCGCAACGGCCCGCCCGCGCGCAAGTCGCAAGACGGCAACCGCTCGCGAGTGGTGATCAACATCGTGCGCCCCAAGGTCGACCAGGCGATCGCCCGCATGTGCGAGATCCTGTTCCCCGTGGACGATCGCAACTGGGACATCAAGCCCACGCCGATCCCTGAGATCGCCGACATGACTGGCGACGAGCGCCCGACCGTTGACCCGCAGACTGGCGAGCCCACCGGCATGACCGCCAACGAAGAGGCCACCGTGGTCATGGACGCTGCCAAGAAGGCAGCTGAGGCCATGCGCAACTCGATCGACGACAGCCTGACCGAGTGTGAGTACAACGGCGAGAGCCGAAAGCTGGTGGAGAACGCCGTGCGCCTGGGCACCGGCATCGTGTACGGACCGTTCCCGGCCCGCCAGACCAGCAAGATCTGGCTGCCACAGCCCGACGGCACGCAGACCCTGAAGTACAACGAGAACATCGTGCCGGCCAGTCAGAGCCTGGACCCGTGGGACGTGTGGTTCGACCCCGCCTGCGGCAACGACCACCAGCGTGGCCGTGGCTTCTGGATGCGACGCAACGTCACCCGCAAAGAGCTGCGCTCCGTCGTGGGCTTGCCTGGCTATGACACAGACGCCGTGCGCGAGGTCCTGCGCTCGAGCCCTTGCCGCATCCGCGTGGCCGAGGGCCGCGTCATGCGTGACGTGATCCAAGAGGACAGCTACGAGATGTGGACCTACCACGGCGAGATCGAGCCCGACGAGATGCTCACACTCACCGAGCGCGCCGGCGATCCAATCGAAGACGTCACCTTCGGCGTGCTGGTCATGGTCAACGACAAGGTCATCGGTGCCATGCCTTCGTGGGTGGCCGACGAGACGCTGCCGATCGACGTGTGGTGCTGGCGCAAGGCCGACGACTCCCCGTATGGCTACGGCCTGCCGGACGAGCTCGAGCACCAGCAGCGCGTGGTCAACAGCGCCTGGCGTCAGGTGATGGACAACGGCCGCACTTCGCTGGGTGGCCAGATCGTCATGAAGAAGGGCATGGTCATTCCCCAGAACGGCAGCTACGAGATCACGCCCAACAAGGTGTGGCTGGCCAAGGACGACCTTGAGGACGTGCGCCAGGCCTTCAGCGTGTTCGAGTTCAACTCGCACCTGCAAGAGCTGCTGGCCATTGCCCAGGCCGCCATGGCGTTTGCCGACACCGAGTCGGGCATGCCCCAGATCATGGGCGGAGAGCAGGGCAGCGCACCCGAGACCGTCGGTGGCATGGTCATGCTCTACAACAACGCCAACTCCGTGCTGCGCCAGCGCGTGAAGCTGTACGACGACAACATCACCCGCCCGCACATCGGCCGCTACTACGACTGGAAGATGGCCAACGACCCAGAGCCAGCCATCAAGGGCGACTACGAGGTCGACGCTCGCGGCTCCACTGCGCTGATCGAGCGCGACATCCAGAACCAGGCGCTGCTGAACCTGGCCAACATCACCAACAACCCACGCTACGCACCGCTGCTCAAAGAGCGCGAGGAACTGCGCGCGATCCTGAAGGCCTTCAAGGTCAATCCGGACGAGCTGATGAAGAACGAGGACGAGGTCGCCCAGGACCAGCAGGCAATGCAAGAGCAGGGCGCGCCGCAGGACCCACGCATGGCCGTGGCCGAGCTCAACCTGCAGGGCAAGCAGATGGAGATCGAGGACCGCAAAGAGCAGCGCGCCGTCGACGCCCAGCTTGCCACGCAGGACATGCAGATCAAGCGCGAGAACCTGGGCTACCAGTCCGAGCGCGAGCGCAGCGAGTCCGTGCAGAACATGCAGGACAAGCAGATGCAGCGCGAGCTGGCATTCGCCAAGATGGAGCAGGACGGCCTGCTGACCAAAGAAGAGATTGCCAGCCGCGAGCGCATGAAGATGATCGACATCGACAACGACCGTCAATTGTTCAATGCCGAGGCGGCCATTAAGGTCCGTCAAGGCTCCGGCATTTAATCTCTTGCACGGCCTATCACAATGATGTTAATATCTGCCCCGGGTCACTGCGTCTGCAGCGGTCCACTCCTTTTGGCAAGTTGAAACTTAGGGCACCCCTCACCGGGTGCCCTTTTTATTTTCGGGGACGCATTTGAGACAAGAGGACTTCCGCTCACAAGCATGGAAGCGGCTTTCGCAGCACATCAACGAACGCGTCGATGAACTACGAAAGCTGAACGACAGCCCGTCATACGGCGTCGAGCAGACAGCCCTGATCCGTGGGGGGATCAGAGAGCTCACCAAGATTCTCAGCCTGGCCGATGAGGCCAGCCTGAGTCAAGCCGTCGACCCTGAAGAACTTCTCAGCGTTGGCACCCCCGGTCAGCAATGACCACCAAGAGAGACGCAACTGAAATGAACGTACAGGAAACCGTTAACCCGCAAGACGAAGCACAGAAGATCTGGGACCAGCTCGAAGCAGAAGAGGCCGGAGGCGCGCAGCCGGCCGACGACGCGACGGACTTCCCACCAGAGAGCACGCCGAGCCCGGCTGAATCCACTCCCGCCGCACCCGCCGAAGAGGCCGATGCAAATGGTGGTGGTGAAGAAGCAGCTCCGACGGCGGAGCAAGCACTCTTGGACAAGATCACTGGACTTGAAACCATGCTTGGCCAAGTCACGAGTCGTCTACGAAATGCCGAGGGTCACATTGGTGGCTTGAACAGTCAACTGAAGCAACAGGTTCAGGCGGCTCAACAAGTCACAGCGAAGGGTGGCGAAGCGCCAACAGCCGGAGAGATCCGCGCGGCGCAGCAAAACCCCGAGGCAATGACGAACCTCAAACGCGACTATCCCGAGTTCGCGGACGCGATGGAGTCAGCTCTCAACGAGCGACTGAGCAACATGGAGCAGCGCCTCGCAGCGCAGCCCCAGCAGGCCCAGCAGCTTGGCGTGAGCCCCGATGAAATCAACCGTCTGAGGGCTGAGGTGGCAGTCGAGATTCGGCACCCGGGTTGGCAGGATCGTGTACAGACGCCCGAATTTGTTGGATGGCTGCAGCGCCAACCACGCGAGGTGCAAATGCTTGCGGCGAGCGAAAGCCCGCAAGACGCAGTGCGCCTGCTGGACCTGCACACCCAGGCAGCAAGCACGGCAACGTCACAAAGAACGCAGCGACTGTCTGCTGCGGCGGCAATCCCCACCGGCCGCTCGGGCTCCACAGCCAGGGCAAAAGCCGTCGAGGACATGACGCCGGAGGAGTACTGGCGCTACCTAGATGAACTTGATCGCAAAAAAGGTAACTGATCATGCAAACCTATTCCCTTGTTCCTAGCCGGAACCTCATCATGGCCGAGCGCGAAATGCTCAAGCACGCCATGCCCATCAAAGTGTTGTCCACCTTCGGTACACAGAAGCCGATCCCTCAGAACAAGACTGACACCGTGGTGTTCCGTCGCGCTCTGCCGATCGACGCTGGCTCCAACGGCGCACCCAACATCACCACCAGCAACTACTTGCTGCAAGAAGGCGTCACGCCTGGCTCGCGCACCATCACATACCAAGACGTGCAGGTCACACTGCAGCAGTACGGCGTGCTGATGAAGCTGTCGAGCAAAGCCGAAGCCATGTACGAGGATGACATCCCCGGCGACATGGTCAAGCTGGTTGGCGAGCACATGGCCTCCATCGAAGAGTTGATCTCTTACGGTGTGGTCCGTGGCGGCACCAACGTGGTCTACGCAAACGGCACCGCCCGCACTGCTGTGAACACCGCTGTGAGCAAGAACAAGCTGCGTCAAGCTGCCCGTCAGCTCGAGTCGGCCTTCGCTCAACTGGTGACTGAGAAGCTGGCCTCTTCGGTCAACTTCGGCACAGCCGCCGTGGAACCCGCCTACCTGGTGTTCATCCACACCGACTTGGAATCTGACTTCCGTAACTTGGACACCTTCGTCCCCGTTGCCAAGTACGGTTCGCAGAAGCCTGTGCATGAGCGCGAAGTTGGCTCGGTCGAGCGTTTCCGCATCGTCACCAGCCCCTACTTCCGTCCGTTCCTGTCCGCAGGCGGCACGATCACCGCTGGCACCTTCCTGTCCAACGGCGGCACCACCGGCACCACTGCCGACGTGTACCCCGTGATGGTGGTTGCGCAAGAGGCTTGGGGCCAAGTGTCGCTGAAGGGCATGAACGCCATCCAGCCGATCTACTTGCCCGCAAAGCAGATCACACACGCCAACCCCATGGGTCAATTCGGTTACGTCGGTGCCAACTTCTACAAGAACGCTGTGCGCCTGAACGAAAACTGGATGGTCCGCATCGAGGTTGCCGCCTCGGCACTGTGATGACCGGGGGCTTCGGCCCCCGTTTTCTCCACAAAACTTTTTAAGGAAATAGTCATGTCTGACAACCTCTCCCAAGACTCTGGCGCTACGTTTGCGCTGAACAGCGGCGGCCTTGCAGAAGGCACCAACGCCAACACCATCCAGATCGCTGCGGCCATCAACTACGTCGTCGACGGTCAGTTCTTCGCCAAGGCCATCACCGACAACATCGCCATCAGCTACAGCGGTCCCACCGTGTACCAAGCTGCAGCCGGCGGCGTGGGCGGCATGAATGGTGGCTTCACCGGTGGCGTCAACGGCTCCACTCGCCTGTACCTGATTAGCCTGGACACTGCTGGCGCTGTCAGCATCTTGCCTGGCGCAATCGTGGACAGCGTCGAGCTGGCCGCTGGCCGCGTGGCTCTGCAGTTCCCTGACGCTCCTCGCGGCGTCTGCCCCATCGGTGCCCTGCGCATCGCTGTGACTGCCGGCACCACCTTCACGCCTGGCTCGACCGATCTGTCCGCCTCCGGCGTGACCGACACGTTCTACAACCTGGCCACTGTGCCTGCCAACCCGCTGACTGCCTAAGTCGGCACTGGGGGCTGCCTTCGGGCGGCCCCCGCCCCAATTTTTCACCCTTGGAGACCTAACCCATGACCAACCCACCCAGCCGCGTGAACACCTACGAACGCAAGAAGGGCCTCGACTCAAACGAAACCGACATGATCGGTGGCGGCGTCGAGACTGTCGCTGCAGCCCAGAGCGGCAAAGGCATCGAGATCGACACTGATCGCGTGATCAGTACCGACGCCATTGACCAAGAGGCTTTCATGCGCGACGAGCTCGAGGTGTTCTTCAATGAGCCGAACAACGAGCACGACCCCGCCTTCGTGGAAGTGAACGTCAACGGCGACTACCGCATGGTGGTGCGCGGCAACACCGCGACGCTGCGCCGCTATCACGTTGCTGTATTGGCCAACGCCAAGCAGTCGCGCGTGCGCCAGCGCAAGATCGTTGCGCCCGACGGGTCCATGGGTTTCCAAGAAGAGAACGTGTTGTCGCTGACATACCCGTTCCAGGTCATGCACGACCCGAACCCCAAGCAGGGCGTGCCATGGCTCAAAAAGCTCCTGCAACAACCGGCCTAAGACATGAACTTCTTGCAGCTCGCGCAGCGTCTCAGTGTTGAGTGTGGGGTCTCGGGCAATGGCCCGTCAGCCACAACCAACCAAACAGGCATGAACGCCAAGCTCGTTAACTGGATTCAGAGCGCATGGCTCGAGATCCAAGGCGTGCATGACAACTGGGCATGGATGCGCGAGCCGTTTGCATTCAACACGGTGGCCAACACCGGCGACTACAACCCTCTGAGCGTGACCGACACGCTCACTGGTTTGCCGATCACTGACCTGCGCTACTGGTGGAAGGACACCTTCCGCTGCCAGAAGGTCAGCATTGGCGTGCAGGACGAGCAGTGGCTCGTCGAGTGGGAGTACCAGGTGTTCCGCAACACCTACCGCTTCAACCTGCAAGTCGTCGGCCGTCCCGTCGTGTTCGCCATCAAGCCCAACGGCAAAGAGGTGATGCTCGGCCAGATCCCTGACGACATCTACCAGATCAGCGGCGAGTACCAAACGACCCCCGCCAGCCTGGTGGGCGACGCGGCCGTGCCGGCCATCCCGAACGAAGCCCTGCACATGCTGATCGTCTACAAGGCGATGCAGTTCTACGGCATGTTCGAGGCTGCGCCCGAAGTGCTGCAGCGTGGCAACACAGAATACACCCGCCTGCTCAATCAACTCGAGCGCGAGCAGCTCCCGGAAATCTACCTGGGCAACCCGCTCGCATAAGGGACACCGATGAATCTCGAAGGTGTCCCACAAGTCCGATACGACCTCATCCGCTTGGCGGGTGGGTTGGATCAAGTCACACCCACGCTGTCGCTCAAGCCCGGCGTGCTGCGCCGCTCCGCCAACTTCGAGGCCTCGATCACAGGCGGCTACACCCGCATTGCAGGCTACGAACGGTTCGACGGCAGGGCTAACCCTTCTGACGCGCTGTACACCGTCCTGACGGTGTCTGTGATCAATCCAATCGCCGTGGGCAACACCGTCACAGGTGCAACCTCCGGCACCACCGGCAAAGTGATCCTGGTCGACGGCAGCACCGTGGTGACCACACGCCTGAGCGGCTACTTCGTCGACGGCGAATCGCTCGCCGTGTCGAGTACCACGGTGGGCATCATCGACGAGGTGATCGGCACCGTGGGCGACGGCCTGACTGATGCGACCTACAAGGCCCTGGCTGCTGACGACTACCGCACAAGCATTCAAGCTGTGCCCGGGTCCGGCCCAGTTCGCGGCGTCGCGTACTTCGACGGCGACGTCTACGCCTGGCGGAACAACGCCGGCGGCACCCGGCTGGATATGCACAAGAGCACGTCCACGGGTTGGTCCGCCGTCCCCTACTACGGCACGTTCGACTTTGACATTGGCTCGAGCGAGATCTTTGCCGGCGAGACGATTGTTGGCCACTCGAGCGGTGCAACGGCCTTGGTCAAGGCGGTCATCTTGAAGTCGGGCACATGGGCTGGTGGCGACGCCGCTGGCTACATCGTGTTCACCAACATGACCGGCACACCCATCGCAAACGAGCTGGTCTATGTCGGCGGCACAAAGCACGCGCGATCCGTTGGCACCTACTCGACAATCGCCCCGCTGCCTGGCGGTCGCGTGGAGTCAGTCATCGCCAACTTTGGCGGCGGCCAGACCAACAGGAAGCTGTACTTCTGCGACGGCGTGAACAACGCATTCGAGTGGGACGGCGAGGTTCTGATCCCCATCTTCACGTCAATGACACCTGACGCGCCCACGCGCATCGTTGTCCACAAGCAGCACCTGTTCTTGGCCTTTGGCCACTCGCTGCAGTTCTCCGCAATCGGCAACCCCTACGTGTGGGACCCGGTTCTGGGAGCGGGCGAGATCGCCATGAATGCGCCCATCTCGCAGGTGCTGCCACTGCCTGGCGACCAGTCGAGCGGCGCGCTCGGCGTCTACACAGAGACCGACACCTCGGTGCTGTACGGCAGCAGCTCGGAGAACTTCCAACTGTCGACCTTCAACTCTGGCACGGGCGCGTTTGCGAACACTGGCCAGAACATGGAGCAGACCTACATCTTCAGCCAGCGCGGCGTCGTCGGCATGGGCACCAGCTTGAACTTCGGCAACTTCGCCGCAGCGTCGCTGACCATGAACATTCGCCCGTTCCTGCAGACTCGCCGAAGCCTGGCCTCGGCCAGCGTCGTGAACCGTGAGAAGGGCCAGTACCGCGTGTTCTTCAGCGACGGCACAGGCCTGTACCTCACGCTGTCCAACGGCAAGTACATGGGCGCGATGCCCGTGCAGTTCCCCAACGCGGTGCTGTGCTGCGTCGAGGGCGGCCTGCAAAACGGCGTCGAGGTGTCCTACTTCGGATCTGACAATGGCTTCGTGTACCGCCTTGATGCGGGCACCAGCTTCGACGGTGCGGCGATCCCCGCCAACGTCACGCTGGCCTACAACAGCGCAGGCTCGCCGCGCATCTTGAAACGCTATCGCCGCGCGAGCGTTGAGATGACCGGCAACTACTACGCTGAGTTCGGCTTCGGCTACGACCTGGGCTACAGCTCGGCCGAGATCAACCAGCCAAGCGATGAGTCCTACACCAACGACCTGCGTCCCTCGTACTGGGACTCGTTCATTTGGGACAACTTCGTGTTCGACGGCCGAGACATCTCGCCCTCCGAAATTGAGGTCACCGGCACAGCGGAAAACATGGCCATCCGCATCTCGTCGGTGTCCAACCTGCTGCAGCCTTTCACGGTGAACAGCATCATCGTTCACTACACCATGCGCCGAGGAATCCGATGAGCAACTCGTTTTACAACCACTCCATTTATCCAGCCCCCAACGCGCCTGGCTCGTCGGCCGCGTTGCGCAATGAGCTGGACCTAGTTACCGCCGGCTTCAACAAGCTGCCCACCCTGGCCGGCAACGGCTACAAGGTGGCGATGATCAGCGCCGACGGCCTGTCGATGGTCGCCTCGAGCGCGCTGCAGGCCTTGGCCATCACAGCCTCCTCGATCAACAGCACCCCGATCGGCGCGTCGAGCCCCAGCACTGGCGCATTCACCACGCTGAGCGCCAGCGGCGGCATCACCGCGAACATCACCGGCAACGTGACTGGCAACCTGACTGGCAACGTCACCGGCAACTTGACGGGCGACGTGACGTCCTCCGGCTCGAGCTCGTTCGCCAGCGTCACCATCGCCGGCGGCACGCTGAACAACGCCGTGATCGGCGGCACCACGCCCCAGGCCATCACGGGCACCACGATCGCCGCGACGTCCGGCTTCACGGGCGCTCTGACAGGCAACGTCACAGGCAACGTGACAGGCAACTTGACCGGCGCAGTCACTGGCAACGTGACCGGTAACGTCACGGGTAACGTCACTGGCAACCTGGCCGGCAACGTGACCGCCAGCAGCGGCACCTCGACGTTCACCAACGTGACCATCAACGGCACGCTGAACATGGACGCCGGCACCACTGGCACCATCACTGGCCTGGCCTCGCCGACGTCCAGCGACGAGGCTGCCAACAAGGGCTACGTCGACACGCAAGACGCCCTACGCCTGGCCTTGGCAGGCGGCACCATGTCGGGTGCCATCGCCATGGGTACGAACAAGATCACGGGCCTGGGGACGCCTACCGCAGACGCTGACGCGGCCACCAAGGCCTACGTCGACGGCGTGGCCCAAGGCCTGGACATCAAGGCCTCCGCCCGCGTGGCCACGACCGCCAACATCACACTGTCCGGCACCCAGACCATCGACGGCGTGGCAGTCATTGCTGGCGACCGCGTGCTGGTCAAGGACCAGACCACCGCAAGCCAGAACGGCATCTACGTGGTGGCCGCCGGATCTTGGACTCGCCCGAGCGACGCAGACGCATGGGCCGAGCTGCCTGGCGCGTTTGTCTTCGTGGAGCAGGGCACGGTCAACGACAACTCTGGATGGGTCTGCACGGTCGCTGCAGGCGGCACGCTGGGCACCACCGATGTCACCTTCGAGCAGTTCTCTGGCGCAGGCCAGATCACCGCCGGCTCGGGCCTGACGAAGAGCGGCAACACGCTCAACGTCAACACCGCCTCGAGCGCCCGCATCGTCGTTAACTCGGACAACATCGACCTGGCCACGACTGGCGTGACTGCCAGCACCTACCGCTCGGTGACCGTGGACGCCTACGGCCGCGTGACCGGTGGCACCAACCCCACCACGATCGCCGGCTACGCGATCAGCGACGCCTACACCATCACTCAGGTCGACACAGCGCTCGCGCTCAAGCTCAACCTGACTGGCGGAACGATGTCTGGCGCGATCGCGATGGGCACCAACAAGATCACCGGCATGGGTGACCCGACCAATGCCCAAGACGCTGCAACCAAGAACTACATCGACACGATCTTTGGCAGCACAGCCTCTGCAGCAGCGTCTGCTGCCGCTGCGTCCTTGTCGCAAAGCGCCGCAGCAGGCTCCGCCAGCGCAGCCAGCGCAAGCCAGAGCGCTGCGGCATCCAGCCAGTCTGCTGCCGCCGCCTCGGCCACCGCTGCGGCCGCCAGCTACGACTCGTTCGACGATCGCTACCTGGGTGCCAAGAGCTCGCCTCCTACGGTCGACAACGACGGCAACGCGCTGATCACCGGCGCGCTGTACTTCGACACCACCGGCAACCTGATGAAGGTCTACACAGGCTCCGCCTGGGTCAATGCGGGCTCGTCAGTCAACGGCACGGCCTCGCGTGTGACCTACAGCGCGACAGCGGGCCAGACCACCTTCGCTGCGACCTACGACGTTGGCTACGTGGACGTGTACCTCAACGGTGCCAAGCTGCGCGCTGGCGTGGACTTCGTCGCCACCGACGGCGTGAGCGTGGTGATCGCTGTGGCGGTGGATGTCGACAGCGTGGTGGACATCGTCGCCTACGGCACCTTCACATTGGCCAACTTCTACAGCAAGGCTGAGTCTGACGCCCTGCTGGCGCTCAAGCTGAATGCCGCCAACCCCAGCTACGCAGGCACGCTCACAGGTGGCACCGGCGTCGTGAACTTAGGCTCTGGTCAGTTCTACAAGGATGCCAGCGGTAACGTGGGTATTGGGACGAGTTCGCCAACATACCCTTTGGACGTTGTTGGGGCGCAAGTCCGTATTAGCAGCTCATCTGCTTTAGGTGTTCGTCAATCTTTTAACAGCACATCAACAAACGGCAGGAATTGGCAGATTGGCTCAAACTTTTCCACAGGCGCTGGTGAATTTGCTATTTATGACGCAACTGCATCGGCAGAACGCATGCGTATCGACTCCAGCGGCCGCGTGATAACGCCATATCAGCCTGCGTTTATGGCCAGAAGCAATTACAGCGCTAACGGCGGTCCAACCGGCGTATATATTTTTGCCGATGTACTTCTAAACATTGGAAACCACTACAGCACATCAACCGGTCTCTTTACCGCACCTGTCGCTGGTGTTTACGAGTTTCACGGTGCCGTGCTATCAAGGCAGACAGGCATAGCATCCATTGCGCTACAGGCGAACGGTGCCAACATAGTTATTTCGGAAGATAGTAGAACCGCGCAGTTCGGAGCGGCGCATTGCCACATGATTGTCAGCCTGGGGGTTGGCGACTCTGTACGACTAAATGCGTTTCAATTGACATACGGGGGAAGTTACGACTACTTCTGCGGACGATTAATTGGTTAAAAAGGACAACATCATGAACTTCACACTCACTCTCTCCGCCGCCGAGCACAAAGCCCTGGCATCCGTCGCCGTGTCCCCCGAGGACTGGATCAACAACGCAGTGCATGAGCGCTGCCGCATCGCCATCGACGAAATCGTGGCCGCTGAGGTGAAGCGCAAGCTGGATGCCGGCGAGCCAATCACTGGCAGCAAAGACGACATCGTGATGGCTGCGCAGATCGAATCTGCTGCGGACCGCCAGGCACGCATGGAAGCCGAACAAGCCGCCCGCCAGCAGCCCGCAGCCTAAGCGATGACTATCACAATGCCTAAGTCGTGCTCTCAGTCGCACGCAATTGAAGGAGCACAAGCATGAGCTTTCCAAGAAAACTTGCGAACCTGGTGAAGTCCTTGTTCGTCGATCCGACGACGGGCAACGTGGGGGTGGGGACGAGTTCGCCAACGCTGGCAAAGCTGCAAGTCAATCAAACGTCAAACACGGCGGGCGCTATTTACGCAGTTGCCGCCTCCGGGCAAAACGGTAATGCGTATACGTTTGGCATTTCCGGCGTAACAAACGGCTACCAGATCACCAACGATGGTTCAAACAACATTCAACATATCTGGTACGGCACTGGTGGCTCAGAGCGCATGCGTATCGACTCCGGCGGCAACTTGGGGTTGGGAGCGGTCCCAACCACGCCAAGCTTCACCTTGGATTCAACGAAGAACATTAGCTTCAAGTGGCCGAACGGGCAGAACTACGCGAACATCTTCAACCAGGAGAACAGCGCCGCCGCAGTATTGGCCAGTGGCTATCAGAGATCGGCGAGTGCAAATGGTTTTGCAAGCAGCGTTTCCGTCGTCTGGTCGAAATCAGCCGTTCTTGTTGGCGGCGGCGGAGTCACGATGTACGCCGACCCCGATAACACTGTTGCTATTGGAACGAACGTCACGCCTACGGCGCGCATGATCGTAGACGCGCTTGGCCGTGTTCGGATGCCTTACCAGACGGCGTTTATGGCCTGCGGTTCAGGCTTTCAATCGTGGTCTGGAGCACAGGTTTATCAGCAGGTTCCTTTCGCCTCTGTGTTCTCTATTGGGTCGCGAGTCACGTCATTTTCTTCCAGCACATTTACCGCGCCAGTCTCTGGGGCATATCTGTTCTTGGTAAAAATAACTCCAACCACTGGAACAGGTGGACCGCAAGCAAACCTGTTTATCAACGGCGTCATATACAGCGGTGCTGAATTGACAATCGCGTATGGGGCGGCCTACGCATCGTCGACCGGTTTTGCAATTGTTCAGCTCAATGCCAGCGACTCCGTAACTGTTTACGTTGCCAACAACAACAGCACATCTTTTTCACTCGACCTTGGTCGCTGCTCATTCTCTGGCTTTTTGATTGGATAAGGAACTCACATGAACTACACAGTGCAACTCACAAGCGCCGAAGACAAAGCTCTCGGGTATGTAGCCCTCTCTCAGGGTGACTGGATCAACCACGCCGCCAAAGAACGCTGCAGGGTGGCCATGGATGAGATCGCGGCAATTGCGATGCAAAAGTGCTTCGACTCAAACACCGCCGTGCCAAGCACGAAAGACGAGCTCGTTGAACTGGCATTCGCTCGCGGCTGGGTGAAGTCCGGCGCACAGCGAAATGCAGAGCACGAGGCGACACTCGGCACCGCTCAACCATCACAATGATGTAGGGGTCAACCCAATGATCGGTCAATTCATCGCCGTCCTCTTCCTAGCGCGCGAGCTCGCACACCGCGAGCACCTGCGCACGAAGAGCTACGCACACCACATGGCGCTCGGCGACTTCTACCCGGCCGTCGTCGATCTTGCCGACAGCCTGGCCGAGGCCTACCAGGGCCGCAAGGGGATCATCGAGATCCCGCTGCTGGACAACGAGTTTCCTGGCGACATCATTAAGTCCATGCGCGACCAACTCGCTTGGCTTGAGAGCAATCGCGACGCCGCCGTCGGTAAAGACGAGCGTGCGATGCAGAACATCGTCGACGAGATTGTGGGCCTTTACCTGTCCACGCTCTACAAGTTAACCAACCTGAAGTAAATGAAGGAGCTGCAAGTGGTATCAGCAGTCGAAGCCCAACTCAACACGCACGAAGCGGTTTGTGCGCAACGATACGAAGGAATTGAAGTTCAGTTCCGATCAAGCAATGCGCGGCTCAAGCGCATTGAGTCCCTGATGATTGGCAGCGCTGTCGCGGTGATGTCCGGCTTCGGGGCAATCATCATGCTGCTCGCTCAGCTACTCGCAAAATGAAAGATTGGCTCATCTCCCTCGCGGCGGCTGTCGCCCTTGTGGTGGTGGTGCTGCTCGTTGTTAAGGAGACGATACCTCTTGTTAGGGCTCTTCTATGATCGATCCATTCACCGCGCTTGCTGCGGTCACCACCGCCGTCAACCTGGTCAAGAAGGCCGTCAAGACGGTCGATGATGTGCGCAGTCTTGGCCCTGTGCTTGGCAAGTACTTCGACGCCAAGGCCGACGCGGTCAAGGTGCTCGAGGAAGTCAACAAGGGCGGCTTCAAGGGCTCCAACATGGGCAAGGCCGTGGAGCTGGAGCTCGCCATCGAAAGTGCCAGGCAGTTCGAGGAGCAGGTCAAGGGCCTGTTCTTCCCGAACAACATGGACGTGTGGGAAAAGATCGTCAACCGTCGCAAGCAGATGGACGAAGACGACAAGGCGCAGCGCAGGCGCGCTTCCGATGCGGCCAAGCAGGCGCGCAAGAAGCGCCGCGAAGACCTCGAACTTTGGACTGCCATCATCCTTGGGAGCGTCACTGTCGGCGTGTTGGTGTGGGGCGGCATCGAGCTGCTGATTTATTGCAAGGCGGTTAACTGTGGCCGATGAAAAACTTAACGCCAATTCGACGCTGGACAAAGTTCTTGGGTACGTCGATTCGCCATTCAAGCTCTTCGCCATTTTGGTGATGGGCATTGTGGCTTTCGCTGGTTACTTTCTGTGGCAGAACCAAGAGTTCATGCGGGACGCCTACAAGGAATCTCAGAAGCTGCCGGAGATCAACACCAGCCGGGCAGATGAGACGGCAGCCATGCTGTTTAAGAAGACCGGAGCCACCGTGGTGGCAGTCTTCAAAGTCAACCCACTATTCAACAGCCGGGTTCTCTACAAGGCCTACACAAAAGACGGGCGCGACAAGAGCATTGAGGACATCGACGTCGGCCTGTTCAGTCAGAACTCAGCGAACAACGGCGACGTCATCAAGCTGATGACCAACGACATTCCGTGCTCCGAGTACCGCTACGCGCAATCCGAGGTTGGGCTTTGGTACATCGAGAAGGGTGTGACCTTCACCTGCCGCATCAGTGTGCCGCCTGACAACCACCGTTTTGTTGGGCAGATCACAGTGGGCTGGGCGCAGCAGCCAGAGAGCCTGGAGCAAATCAAATTCATGCTGGAGATTGCCAGCGCCATGCTAACCAAAAGGGGTAACTGATGAACGACGTACTTGCAGGACTTTTAAAGACGGTAGCCCCCATGCTGGCCACGGCGGTTGCCGGCCCAATGGGTGGCATGGCCGTTCGCGCCATCGCTGAGAAGCTGGGTGTCGAGGACACGGTCGAGGCCGTCGCTGCTGCCATCCAGGCGGACCCAGAGGCTGCGCAGAAGCTGGCCGAGATCGACGTGAAGCAGTTCGAGTTGCACAACGCCAACACGGCCAGCGCGCGCGAAATGAACACCAAGATCCAGGACTCTGCCAGCGCCTCTTGGTTGGCCAAGAACACCGCTTACGCGCTGGACATCGGCATCGTGGCCTCCACCATCTTCTTGGCGTGGTTTGCCTTCATCAAAGGCGTGCCGGAGCAGAACAAAGAGCTGGTCTACATGGCGCTTGGCTCGCTCATCACCATGTGCGGCACCGTGCTGAACTTTCACCGTGGCAGCTCGCAAGGCTCCAAGGATAAAGGCGGCGAAATCCAACAACTCAAAGGCAAGCTATGAATATCAGCATTGAAATGATCATGGCCGCCACCGGCGCAACTCGCGACAACGCGGCCAAGTACCAGCCATTCATCGAGGGCGCGTGCAAGGCCTACGAGATCAACACACCCCTGCGCGTGGCCGGCTTCCTCAGCCAGATCGGCGTCGAGTCGGGCGGCTTGTCCCGCATCACCGAGGGCCTGAATTACAAGGTTGAGGCGCTGCTGTCTTTGTTTGGCCGCCACCGGATCAGCGAGGCGGACGCGCGCAAGTACGGCCGCAACGACGCCATCGGCCAGAAGGCCAACCAAGAGATGCTGGCTAACCTGCTATACGGCGGCGAGTTCGGGCGCAAAAACCTGGGCAACACCGAGCCTGGCGATGGCAGCCGCTTCATCGGTCGCGGGCTCAAGCAGCTCACCGGCCGCAGCAACTACAAGAAGTGCGGCGACGCGATCGGCGAAGACTTGATCGCCAACCCCGAGCGCCTGCTCGAGCCGGTCAATGCCGCGCTGTCGGCGGGCTGGTTCTGGTCCGCCAACGGCCTGAACGCGCTGGCCGACAAGGGCGACGTGGTGGCCATGACCAAGCGGATCAACGGCGGCGACATCGGCCTGGCCGACCGTCAAAAGCTGTACGTGGCGGCCATGAATAGCCCCCATTTGCAGGGGCTGGCGTGAACTATCACAATGATTTAGAATCCGTTTCGGGCGAATCCGCCTGGAGTTTGCCCACTCTCGCCCCGCTGAGCCGGGGCGTTTTCGTTTGAAAGGCCGCACATGGCTACCACCGTAGAAAATCCATTTGACACGCAGCAGCCGAAGGCGACCAACACGGGCATCGTGGGTGGTGCCATGACGCAGAAGCCCACCACGTCTGGCGAGCTGCCCGGCAACGTGGGCACAACCGCCCCCACCACCCCGAACGTGGCGACCTACGCCCCCACCACTCGCCAGGTGGACCAGCCCACAGGCACGGTGCAGGGCCAGGTCAATTCGATCCTGTCCAAGGACAGCCCCCTGATGGCCCGCGCACGCACGCTGGCCACCCAGAACATGGCTCAGCGGGGGTTGGTCAACAGCTCCATGGCCCAGGGCGCTGGCGTGGCTGCGATGATCGACAAGGCAGCCCCGATCGCCGCTCAGGACGCCGCCACCTACAACCAGGTCGCCGCCGAGAACGCGAACACGCTGAACACGTCTGGCCAATTCAACGCCGGCGAGATCAACAAGTTTGGCCAGCAGACGCTGCAGCAAAACTTCCAGGGCCAGCAGGCCCAGCTCGATCGCAACCAGCAAAGCAACCTGCAAGTTGGTCAGCAAGAGTTCCAGGCTGGCCAAACCAAGATTCAGAACGACTACAACAAGCAGATGCAAATGCTGCAGGAGTCGGGCATGGACTTCCGCCAGGCGCGTGACATCGCATCGCGCGAGGCATCCATCCAGCTCGAGCAGGCCGGCATCACAAACCGCTTCGACAAAGAGCTCGCACTCAAGAGCAGCCAGTTCAACGTCGAGCAGAACAACCTCGAGCGCCGCCAGATCCTGCAAAACCAAATGGAGCTCGACAAGATGGGCTTGCAGATCAAGGCGAGCAACGCCCAGATCCCAACGCAGTTTGCGGCCAACGTCAGCAACACCGTGATGCAGGGCGTGGGCAACGTGTATGCGCAACCCATGAGCGCAGACGGTCGACCGACCGCTGCAGAACGTGCCGCGCAGGTGCAGTCGCTGGTGAACTACGCCAACGGCCAAATCGCTTGGGCTGAGCGTTTCTACAACACGGCCATCCCAAGAATTTGAGCATGATTTTTCGCAAGGCCACACCCGCCGACATCGATGCCATCGTGGACATCGCGGTGGAGTCTGTGTCCATCGATCCGTTGCCGGTCAAGATCGACAAGGCGGCGATGGCGGACACGGTTCGCACCTGCTTGAACCCAGCTCACTTTGTGTGGGTGTCGGAGCAGGACGGCGAGGTGGTGGCGGCGGTGGTCGCGTGCGTGCAGCAGGGCTTTTGGTTTCACAAGATGCAGTGCTCGGTGCTGCTGTACTACACCCGAGTGCCTGGCGCTGGCGCGCCGCTGCTGCGCGAGTTCGCGAAGTGGGTCAAGAGTCGATCGGCCATCAAGCTGGCGGTCATCGAGTTGGAGCCAGGCGCAGATCCGCGTCTGGTCAAGTTGTTTAATCGGTTGGGCTTCACTCGTGAGTCACTCAACCTTGGTTACGTGAGAGGAAATGAATCATGAGTAAGCTAGTCAAGAGCGTTGGCCGTGCGATCAGCAAGGTCGTCAAGGGCGTCGTGAACGTCGTGAAGAAGGTGGCCACCGCCGTCGTGGATGGCGTGAAGAAAATCGCCTCCTCCAAGATCGGCAAAATCATCTTGGTCGCTGCGGCCGTTTACTTCGGAGGTGCAGCCCTAGCGGGCGGCTTCAGTTCATCGGCGGCCGGAGGGAGCTTCCTATCCGGCATGGGCACTGGCGTGGCCAACGCCGCAACCAGTCTGTCCACCGCCTGGAGCTCGGCCCTGTCTGGCAACCTCAGCGCCGCCGGCAGCTCTTTGTCTGCGGGCTTTGGTGGCACCACCACTGCGCTGCAGGCTGCGAACACTGCAGCCGCAGCGGGCGCGGCAGGAGCCGCAGTCACTGGTGCTGAAGTCGCGGGTACCGCAGCCGCAGGTTCCGCCGGCGCTGCCGGGACTGCTGGGGCAACCACTGGAGCTGCCGGAGCTGCCGGCGCTGCAGCGCCTGCGGCCAAAGGCCTGATCGGTAGCCTGAGCCCCATGGGTCAGTTTGCCGCGATCAGTGGCGGCACGCAGCTTCTCGGTGGCGCAATCCAAGGTGCTGGCATGCAGAAGGCTCAGGACGAGCAGCGCACCTACGAGGAGCAGCAGATTGCAAATCAGCGCGCTCGCTACGAGGCCAGCGTGCAGGACTTCACAAACCAGGCGAACGCTGGCGCAGCGGTTCCCGGTGCTCCTGGCCAAGTTGGCCAAGCCCCCGCCTACGACCCAGTGGCTGAGGCTCAGGCAATCGGCGCTCGCTATCGCGCGCAGTACGAAGCGCAGAACCCACCGACTGGCCTTGTTGCTCGCGGCATGTCGACCCCGCAGACGATGACGAACAACAACTTCCCCGTCTACAACCCTTACTACTACCGTGGCTGATAGGAGCACATCATGGCTGGACTGATTCAAGAACAAATGGCCGCCGGTGCTCCGGCAGCGGAAGAAGAGCAAATGCCTGCGGGCGCAATGGGTGAGGAGTCCGAGGGTCCAGAGCCCGACGAAAACGACCCAGCGTTTCAGGAGGCTATCGCCCTGGCGATGGAGGCCCTGTACGCCAACGGCGCGGCCAAGGACGTGGCCAATCAACTGAAGTCTGCGCCTTCAGTCATTGACGGCGTGTCAGACATCGCCTACGAGATGACGTCTGTCGTCGATGAGCGCACCGACGGCCGCGTGCCCGACGAATTGCTGGCTTTGCTTGGCATGAAGATCCTCGAGGAGGTTGTCGAGATCGCCGACGCCGCCGGCCTCGAGATGTCGCCCGTCGACATCGCCGACGCATTCAAGCAAATGCTGCTGCGATACCTCGGCGAGAACGGCATGGACACCAGCCAGCTCGAGCAGGCGATGAACAGCGTCGACCCATCCGTGTTTGAGAAGGCTGCGAAAGGCGAAGAGGTGCCAGCATGAGCGGACTGATTCTGGCCGGTATCGGCAAGGGCATTGCAGACGCTGGGCAGACGTTCGCTCAGGCGGGCATGCGCCAGTACGAGATGGATCGCCAAGACGAGCGCGAGGTCTTGCGCGAAGAGCGGCTGCTCAAGCGCCAGGAGGCGCTGGATCAGCTCAAGCTCGACCGCGAGGAGGCCAAGCTGCGTAAGGACGCGGACATCTACTCGCAGGCCGAGCAAAACGCGCCGGCCATTGGTGACCAGCGCCGCTTCGACAAGTTCAAGGCGGACGTCGGGCAAACCGACGCCTCCGAAGAAGAGCTGCGCAACATTTTTAACGAGAGTTACAACCAGAAAAAGGTCGGCAACTTCGAGGGGGCTGACCGCTACGTTGAGCGCTACAGCAAGCAGAAGGAAGACGTGCTCAACGAGATCCGCCGCTTGGGTGGCTCGAGCTCTGCGATCAAAGAAGGCCGCGAGTCCTACAAGGCAACGGTCGACGCAGAGGCTCGCGCCGACAAGGATGCAATCGACCGCAAGCGCGGCGAGCAGCAGGACCGCCGCCTGGACCTGATGGAAGAGCGCATCACTTCGCAGAACAAGACCGACACGATCCGCGCAAACAAGCCGGCTGGCGGCAGTGGTGGTGCTGGTGGCAGCTCGAAGGTGCGCAGCACGTACACCGACGACCAAGGCAACAAGGTCGCCGTCATGTCCGATGGTTCAACCAAGGTCCTGGGCCGTGGCATGGACTTCGACAAGCAGGTGGCCAGCCTGGTCAGCACCATGAGCAAGAACGACTACGCGTTTGGCAAGTTGCCGGAAGCAGAAAAACGCCAGAAAGCAATTGAGCGTTTGACAGGCGGCACGCCCGCACCCAGGACCGGCGATAATGCTGGCACTCGCCCACCGCTCAGCAGCTTCAACCGCTGACGGTCTCTTTTAACCTTCGTGACGCTCTATTCCCATGAAGTTCGACATCAACGCAGCCCGCAGCTCCGGGTATTCCGACGAAGAGATCGCGGATTACCTGGCCACAGAGAATAAATTTGATCTGAGCGGGGCGTTGCAGTCTGGCTACAGCGCATCGGAGGTGATCGGCTTCCTGTCCGGCGGCGAGGCTCCGGCCCCGGCGGCCGCGCCAGTGATCGACACCGGCGACGAGACCGCCCGACTGGCCGCGCGCTACAAGGCACCACCTCAGCCCGGCATCATTCAGCGCGTGGGCGAGTCCCTGCGGCCTAAGTTCAAGAGCGTCATGGAGGACTACGTCCCCACGGCCGAGGAAAAGCAGGCCGACATCGATCGACGCCTGTCCTACGGCGCAGGCCCGATCAGTTCGCAGGCGCAATCTGCAGCCGACTCGGTGCGCAGCAGCCGTGGCCAGATGGTCAGCAAGGACCCGACGGTCAACAAGGTCGTCAAGGCCATGGACGCCCGGGGCGACAAGAGCTTTGCCGACCTGGCCGATGCGGCCAAAAAGCCAGAGAACATCCGCGCAGCTCGCGATGCCAAGGCCGAGGAGTTCCGCAGCGCCGGCGAGTGGGCGGCCGACACACTGTCCAACCTGAGCCAAGGCGCGGTTGGCCTGGTGCAGCTGCCGATCAACATCATCGCCCCAAGCAGCGACATCGCGGCATCGCTGAGCGCCACACAGAAGGAATTGCAGGCTCAAGAGTCCGGCGTGCTGAAGGCTCAGCGCGAACAGCTGCGCGAGCGCGTGCTGAACGAAGACGGGTTCCTCGACAAGTACGCCGCCACCGTTGTGCAGCTTGTCACCAGCCCAGCGCTTGGCCTGTCTGAGGCCGTGAAGCAGGTGCCCAACTTCCTGGGTGTCGTGGGAGCCTCCCGCTTTGTTGGCGCAGCGACCGCTGGCTCCGTTGGCCTGGCTGGCCGTGCCAGCCCCACTGTGGCGTTGGCTGAAGCGATCAGCGGCGGAGCCATCCAGGCAGGCGCGCGCGTCGCGGGCACGACCGCCGGCGGTGTGGGTGCGTCCATGGTCATGGCTGGCGGCGACGCAGCCGGTGGCGTGTACGAAAAACTGACCGACCCGAAGCAAACGCCGCTGAGCGTGTGGCAACAGAACCCCGACTACCAGAAGCTGACCGCCGAAGGCAAGTCCAGCAAGGACGCGATCGAAGAGATTGCCACCACGAAGGCCCGTATGGCCGCGCTGATCACCGCGCCGCTGGGTCTGCTGGGGTTTATGGGTGCCGAGGCCGCTATCGCCTCCAGGGGCCTGGGAAAGGCCACAGCCGAAGCTCTGACGTTTGCCGGCGCTGGAAAGATGCTGGCCAAGGACCTGGTCGGCGAGCAGTTCGAGGAGGGCGGCACGCAGTTTGGCGGCAACGTCATCTCGCGCACGGTCGACCCCAACCAAAAGCTGACAGAGGGTGTGCCCGAGGCCATGGCCACGGCGCTCGTAACCTCAGCCCCATTCAGTGCTGCCGGAGCTGCAAGCCAGTTCCAAGAGGCCCGCGCAGCGCAGACGCCTGGCATCGCAGCAGAGCGCCAAGCTGTGGCGCTCTTCGACGTCAACAACTACGACCCCACACTGATCGACCCGCGCCTGACGTCGCGTCAGCAAGGCGACACCGGCCCAGCCGCACCCATCAATTTCACCCCAGCAGGTTCGCCCACACAGCAGGCTGGCCTGGTGGACATTGTCGTTCCAACCGCACCGGAGACAACCGATGTCAGCGCAACAAGCATTCCTCCATTGGCAGCTGCAGGAAGCGGTGAGCTCGCAAGCGATCAGCGTGGCGGAGGCCTGGACATTCCAGGACTTGATGTCAATGACGCCACCGGGCAGCGAGGTGGAGTTGCCGGACTTGCTGGGACCAATGTTCCACAGGCTGTCTCTGTTCCAGGCGCAGCCGGGCAACCGACTGCCGGCCTGAATCGCCCGTTCGATCGGGCCACTGATCAGGATCTGCTGGCACGCACCGAGGCCTCGATCGCGAGCCAAGAAAATAACAATGCTGTAGTCCAGCCGGCCGAGCAGTGGTTCGGCCGCAAGGGCGACGGCTACGTGACGCAAGGCGATGCACAGCAGGCGCTGCCAGGTCGTCAGCGCATGTTCCCGGATCTCGGCTGGAAGGTCGAGTCGATGGCCAACGGCAAGTTCCGCTTGGCCGGTTATTCCGAAACTCAGGAGAACGTCAGTGGCACTCAAGCCCCTCAAGCCATCCAAGGCCAAGCGCAAGGACAAGAAGCACCAGCAGCCGGAGCAACCGCAGCCGTCGGCACAGCAGCACCGACCAATGTGCAAGGTGCTGTCCCTGCCGGACTGAAGCTGGCGCTGCCCGCGCCGATTGGGGCAATCAAGTCGGTGCGCGCTGCGCTGCAGGCCGAGACAGGCCTCGACGTTGCGCCAGTGTCGGTCAGTCAAATGAACGACGGCCAGAAGCTGGCCAGCACTGTTGCCCGCTTGCTTGGCAAGACGTTGACTGTGATCACGCGCGTGTCCGGTCCCGAGATGTCGATGCCCAATGGCCTGATCAATCGAGCTGGCGGCAAGCACATCATGATCGCCGACGACACCGTTGACGCGCCTTTGTTCGTCACGATGCACGAGGCCTACCACGGCCTGTCAGACGACAAGCGTGCGACCCTCAACACGGCACTGCGCCAGTTGTTCCGTGAGGACAAGACGAACGAGTTCAAGCAGGTGTTCGACTACACCGACGCTCAGCTCGACGAAGAGATCCCCGCATTCATGGTTCAGGCGATCAGCAAGCGAGCCGACTTCTGGGAAGAGTTGCGCGCAAAGATGGGCAACGCCGAGTTTGCCGAGGTGGCCAAGGCCATCCTGTCCAAGCTCAACCAAATCCTGACTGGTGCTCGCAGCGAGTACGGCGACGAGTTCGTCAACACGTACATCACAGACGTGGCCAAGGCTCGAGACCTGTTGACCACTGCCTACGCCGAGGCCATGCAGGAGCAGGGCCTGACGCCCGACGCCGCTGTGACTGGCGACGTGATGATGGCCCGCCGCGCGAAGACCGAGAAGTTCGGCGACTACGAGGTGGCCACCGCCAAAGATGGATCGCTCACCGTGTTCGGCGACAGCGACGCCATCCGCGCGGCCATGCCCGAGGGCACAGTGGGCCGCGTCACCAAGGAAGGCGTGGTGTTCACCAACGCCGCAGCGCCTCGTGTGCGCGCCGCGCTCGAGGGTCGCAACATCGCCTACAGTCGCGGCGGCCAGGTCACCGAGAAGCTGCCGATGAAAGACGGCAAGTACCTGGGTGCGCCTGAGAAGTTCAACACGCCCGGCAAGATCCCGACCTTGCGCAAGATCCTGCGCCAGCTCGCGGACGAGGGTGCGCCAGGCCGCTACTGGTACGAGAACAGCAGCCGCGAAGTGCTGAAGATGGTGGGTGGCGACGTCAACGAAGCGCGCAAGTTCGTGGCCTTGCTGGCCATCTATTCGCCACAAGCCAAGGTCGACGCCAACTCCACGTTCGCGCTGCGTGCGTGGGCTCAGTACAAGGCTGGCCAGCCGATCAGCGTGAAGACCGGCGACATGGACAAAAAAGCCAAGAACGCACTCGACGACGTCGACGCATTCTGGTCCGGCGAGAAGACCGGCAACTTCTTCTTCAACCTGCTGCGCGAGATCGACCCATCGACCGCCGGCAAGCAGGGCGCGACGATCGACATGTGGATGATGCGCGCCGGTCAGTACGAGACCGATGCGCCCACTGCGACGCAGTACTCTTTCATGGAGAACGAGACCAACCGCTTGGCGCAAGAGCTGGGCTGGGAGCCGCAGCAGGTGCAGGCCGCGATCTGGGTGGCCATGAAGGCCCGCATGGAGAACAAGGGCGTTAAGAAAGAAACCGAGCGCACCAGCGAAAAGAAGGGCTGGATCAAGTTCGTGCCGGGCAAGGGCGGCAAGGGCAAGGAACGGGTCATCATCGACAAGCAAAAGCACCGCGACAACTGGCTCAAGTATTCCTTCGCGCACGACGTCACAAAGGACGACACACAGCAGGCCAAGTTCGACTTTGGCGATGGCCTCAAGCGCCACATCGGGCAGGTCTCCTTTGAGGCTCGCCCTGGCCGCACAACGGGTGTTCTGCCCGGCATCCACGACGCGCCTTATGCGCAGCAGGTGGAGTTCCAGCAGGCTGTGCAGCGGGCATTCCTTGATGAGCAGGGCAATGACCTGTTGGCCATGCGGTTGGGCTTGCTTGTCGACAACGACATCCTGGCCCCCGGCGTGTGGCAAGGCGAGATCTCGCCAAGCACGCAGCTCGGTGTGGCCATGGCCCCAGCAAAGGGCGATGCCGGCAAGACCAACGTCGACCCCGCCCAGGCCAAGGCGCTCAACGTCTACGCTGCCGTGGCTGGCCTGGTGGCCCGCCAAGAGGGCGTGGGCTGGCACCGCCCGTTCTACTCAAGCACGAAGCGCGACGCCAATGGCCTGGACATCAAGGTTGGCCGCCCACTCAACCCCCGCGAAGTGGCGGACCTCGAGGCGGCTGTCGGCCAGTGGATGGCTGACAATGGCCATGAGGGCTGGCAGGATCAATTCGCCTTTATCAGCTCCCCAAGCGGTATAAGGCTTGTGAATTTTGGTATCATCACAAATGAAAAGCTGCACGCGGACATTCTGCGTGTGGCTGAATCTGTGTTGCCGGATGCTGACGCGCAGTGGTTTGCGTCCAGCGGCGACATGATGACCAACAATTGGAAGGAAAATCAAAATGGGCAAGATTACGTTGCGAGGGCCAGTGCCGAAGGAAGATCCGATGTTCTTGACTGGGCCAGAGCTTATCTCGCGCCCCGGGTCCAGCGAGTCTTCGACGACTTCAGCGAGCGGTACGACTGGGGCGACGCAGGAAAAATCCAATTCAGCAACCGCGCTGCCCGACCTGCAGAACCTGCCGGAAGATCCAGCGCTGGGGGCGATCAAGGCGATGCAATCAAGGTTGCAGGGGCAGTCCACTACGGAAAGCAAGGGGGACTGAGTGTCCTGTCTGGCGTCAGCTTCGGTTCGGGCATCAAGGGCGCTGAGCAATCACGCCTGGCCCAGCCAAGCGTTGACGCCCGCATCAAGCGCCGCGTCTACTTCTACCTGCCTGTCGCCGGCGGCATCCCCCAGCCTGAGCTCGGTCTCGGTGGCCACGTCTACAACGCAGACCTGAGCAACCTGTACGACCCGGCAGCCGGGTCTCGCACCTTCCCCGCAACCCCCAACGAGTTCGAGTCGGCCATCCTGGATGCCGGCTTCCGTGGTTACGTCAACCGCGAGCAAGGCACGGCCGTCGTTCTCAACTCCGACGTCCCGGTCAAGTACCAAGGCACAACCTCTAGCCAGACGATCGTGCCGCGCAAGATCGAGCGCGCAGTCGCCGTCAACCGCACGCGCACTGCAGGCGACGAGCTGGTGCGCCGGCCCGAGGGCAACGAGATGGTCAGCATCATCAAGGCCCGCCCAGCGCTGGCCGAGGTGGCCCCATCGTTCCGTCTTGAGTTTGGCGAGGCCCGCGTCAAAGCAAGCGAGGCCGAAGTCGCGGACCAGGCACTGGCCGATGCAGGCTCGTCGTTCCAGTTTGGCCGCGTCATGGCAAGCAACCGCCCAGACATCCGCAGAAGCACAGACCGCACATGGCGCGGTGATGGCTATCGAGCCCTGAACTACAACCCACCAAAAAATGCAACGGTGGCCGATGTGGTTCGGTACGAAAGCGAGGAACTGGGCAATAAAGACATCGGCGAGCTGGCCAGCGAATCCGCCGGCAAGCTGAGCGTTGACCTTGCTTCAATCCCGGCATCCGACGCGATCTGGGTGACGCGCACCGTAGAGCAGGCCATGGAGTACGGCGATCGCTCGGACATCAAGAAGTATTCCGTCGACGGCTGGCTGATCCTGGCCGACCTTGGCGACGAGGGCGCACTGCTCCTGAATCCAAAGCATGCTCAAGGCGCGTTCGACGCAACCAATCCCGACATCCGCCGCAGCAATCGCAGCATCGGTGCTGCGCTGCAGGCTCGCATCGACGAGGACTTCGACGGTGCCTTGGCCGAGTACTCGGGCCTCAAGGGCTCCGACGGTGGCCGCTTGCTCGATACCGACCTGGTGCGCGAGCTGTCGCCCGAGTACCGTCAGAACCGCAGCCGCGCACCCGAGGTGCATGAGGCCGCAAGCGACATGACCCAGCGCATGTTCGAGTCTCGACTCGAGACCCAGCCGCAGGGCACCGTGGCATTCATGGCCGGCGGTGGCGGCGCAGGCAAGTCGAGCGCACAGGAATTGCTGAAGTCAAAGCTGGACAAGGCGCACACCATTTTGGATGGCACGCTCTCGAGCTACGACAAGGCCCGCCGCAACGTGCAGATGGCGCTCGATTCTGGCAACCGCGTGCTGATCGCCTACATCTACCGCGAGCCGGTCGAAGCGCTGCGCAATGGCGTGCTGACCCGCGCGATGAGCAAGGGCCGGACCGTCACCATCGACGCCCTGACCAAGGGCCACGCAGGCTCAAGCGAGGCTGTGCGCAAATTGCAGGACGAGTTTGGCGACAACCCCCGCTTCCGACTGTTTGCAATCGACAACTCAAAGGGGGCGGGCAACGCTCAAATCGTGCCGCTTGCAAATATCACAAGCGTGATAAAATCAGGATTGAAAGAGAGGTTACAAGATGCGACCGAACAAGAGTTCAAGGCCGGAAGAATCAGCGAGCAAGTCTACCGCTCGACCATCAAAGGTTACGCTGACCAAGGAGGAAGAGCTGAAGCTGGACCTCGAGTTCAAGAAGATGTGCAAGGGGGTCGAGGAGGCCTTCAAGGGCGGGGCGGATCTGTCGAAGAAGGAAACGCCGTAGTCCGAAGCAACCGCCGCCAAAAACTGATCGGCTCCAACTTCGACGTCGACGCCACCAGCAACGTCGACGCCGCACGCATCAAACTGCAGGACGACGCGCTTCGCATGAAGCGCGTGATCGAGGCCGTCAAGGCCAAGGGCGGCACAGTCGGCGAAGCGCAAAACTTCTACGACGCCAACACCCTGATGCCTGGCCGCATCCAGGCAGCGATCGACGACTTCAAGAACGACATCGTCAAGCCGATGCTCGACAAGGCGGCTGAGTACGGCATCGACATGGACGAGCTGTCCATGTACAGCTACGCCAAGCACGCCAAAGAGCGCAACGCCTACATCGCCAGCATCAACAAGCGCATGCCTGACGGTGGCTCTGGCATGACCAACGACGAGGCCGACAACATCTTGCAGATGGTTGACCTGGCCGGCGACACCGCGAAGTTCGAGGAGTTGCACCAGGCCCTGATGGGCATCACCTCGGCCACGCGCCAGGTCATGCTCAGCGAAGGCCTGATCACGCCGGACGAGTTCACGGCGCTCGAGGGTGCTTACGACAACTACATCCCACTGCGTGGCTTCGAGAACGTCGACGCCGATACCGGTGTCGCACGCCCAGGCGTTGGCCGTGGCGTCAACGTGCGCGGTGCTGAGACGGTTCGCGCCATGGGCCGCAAGTCCAAGGCCGGCGACCTGATCGAAAACGTGATCCGCGACTACGAGCGCGTGATTGGCCGCGTCGAAAAGAATGACGTGGCCAAGGTCCTGCTGGACTTTGTGCTGTCGAACCCAGACCCAGACCTGTGGGGTGTGGATGTCGAGCGCAGCAAGCCTGCCTTCAACAAGGCCCAGGGCACCGTGCAGTACACCAAGTCCATTGAGAAGGGCGAGGACACGATCGGCGTGAAGGTGGGCGGCCAGCAGGTCTACATCAAGTTCGCTGACAAAGAGCTGACACGCGCACTGCGCCAAGCCTGGAAGGACGAGACCAGCGGCCTCGAGCGCGCCACCCTGGCCATGACTGGCTGGTGGAACAACTGGATGCGGGCTGTGCTCACAAAGTACAACCCGGCATTCGCTGCGATCAACATCCCTCGCGATGCGCTGTGGTCCGGCACTGCCTCGGCTTTGGCTGAGCTTGGCCCCAAGGGGTTGGCCACCTACCTGGCCTCCTACCCCAAGGCCTTCATGGCCTCGGCCCGGCGAGAGGCCGGCGTGTCCGGCACCAGCAACAAATTGTTTGGCAACCCGCAGATGGATGCCCGCTTCGCAGAGTTCCGCTCTGCCGGCGGCATCACGGGTGGCTTCTTCATGCGCTCGCTGGACGACATCAACCAGGACCTGCGCAACGAGCTGCTGCTCGCTGGCGCGGCCGCACGCAACCCGTGGGAAGCGGTCAAGTCGCTGCCCCCGTTCAAGCTGGCCAAGCTCACGTTGCGCGTGCTCGAGTTCATGGGCTCGGCCTCAGAGAACGCCACCCGGTTTGCGCTGTACCAAGCCTCGCGCGAGCAAGGCAACAGCCCAGCAAAGGCTGCGATCCTGGCCAAGGACGGCACCACCAACTTCAACCGCAAGGGCGAGTGGGGCGGCGCACTGAACAACCTGTACCTGTTCTTCAACGCCGCAGTGCAGGGCAATGCCCAGCTCTTCAAGGTGCTCAAGAGCCCAGCGGTGCAGGCGTCCATGGCCGGCGTGACTGGTGTCGGCATGATGCTGGCGCTGTACGGTGCCTCGGCCGGCGGCGAAGACGACGACGGCGAAGCCTACTGGGACAAGATCCCGAGCTACGTGAAGGAGCGCAACATCGTGATCATGCTGCCACCGGGCGACGCCCTGGCAGGCGGCATCGATCGCGTGGGCAAGCGCGGCCGTTACGTGACGATCCCTGTGCAGTACGGCTTCAATATGTTCCCCAACGCGGGCTACGTGATGGCCGACGTCCTGCGCAACGCGAAAGACCCCAAGCGTGGCATGACACCCACCAAGGCGGCCTTGCACATGACGTCCACTGTCCTGGGCTCAATCAACCCGTTTGGTGGCGCTGTGGACGTTTCTGATGGCGTCCAGGTGCTATTGGCGGCCATGCCCACCCTGGTGGACCTGCCGGTCCAGATCATCACTGAGCGCGGCACCTTCGGCACCCCATCGTCTCCGCAGAAGTCGCCGTTCGATAAGCGCCCAGACTCTGAGCGCATGTTCACCAGCCAGCAGGACTCCGTGTCGGCCAAGATCGCCAAGGCACTGAACGAGCTGGGCGGTGGCAACGAGGCCAAAGCTGGCGAGATCATGGGCGTGGAGACCTCGGTGGCACCTGGCACCATCCAGACCCTGATCAGCGCCACCACGGGCGGCCTGGGCACCTTCGTCGAGCAGGTTGGCACGGCGGTCGTGGCGATGACTGGTGACGGCAATGACCTGAAGGCCAACAAGATCCCGTTCTTGAACAAGTTCTACGGCGAAGTCGACGAGGGGGCCAACATCAAGGCCGCCGGCGATCGCATGCGTGAGGTCAAGGCCCTGTCCGACGAGGTGAAGGCGCAGCAGAAGCTGGGCCTAGACCCTGAGCTCAAGGACAAGGAAGAGCGCCTGATGCGTCTGGCTGGGATGCAGGAGATCTACCAGAAGCAGTCGACGATGATCCGCAAGCGCGAGATCGAGATCATCAAAGACAAGGACATGACCGACGCGGAGAAGAAGCTGCAGCGCAAGCAGCTTCAGGTGGAGCGTGACAAGCTCTCGACCGACATGAACCGCGAGTACTTGCGAGTGGTGCCGAAATAAGAAAGGGGGCCGAGGCCCCCTTCTTTTAGACGAACGATCGCAGGTCCGGTGGCTTCCAGCCCTCGGGCTTGCCGATCTTGCCGCCCTCGAGGATGACGGGCTTGCCATCCACTAGCTTGGCATCGTTGCTGTTCAGCACAGCCTGGTCGGCTGAGGGCTTGTTCAGCCCGGCCATGTAGGCCACACCGTTGCCGGTCACCTCGGCGTCGCACAGGGCGTCCAGGGCGTCTTCACGAAGGTGTGGTGGGATGTACACCGTGAGCTCCCGGCGCTTGAGCTTCGATGCGAACCACTCGAGGTCGGTGCGCGTGCGATCAAGCAGCTTGGCGTAGCCGTCCTTGTCAGTGCGCAGCACCTCGAGGAACTCGCACACCTCCTCGATGTGGCAGCCGATCTGAACCATGAGGTCCTCGGGGTTGGGCTCCTTGCCGCAGGCCTTCAGCCAGGCCGCCGTGCGGTGGTAGTTGGAGACGTGCTCCTTGTGCAGGCCATGCACAGCAGAGACGGCCATCTGGTGCGCGCCGCTGGTCTCCTGGCCACCCTCGGGGCCGAAGTTCATGCTGATCTTGACCTCGTCGCCGGCGTCCTCGAATGTCACGATTGCTGTGCTCATACTGCACCGCCTTCTGTGTCTTCGGCCTTGGCCCGCTGCCACTTGGGCAGGATGGGGTAGCGCTTGCCGTCGTGGTCAATCAGCCAGGGCTCGGTGACCTCGTCGTTGCGCATGACTGCGCAGCCGTGGATCGACTCGGGCTCAAAGCCTGGCTCGACGCCCATCTCGGTGCGCAGCTCTTCCATCCACCAGCCTGGGGCGGCGATGACGGGCAGCGGGGTCTCGCTCCACTTCTCGGGCGGGATCATTTCCTTCAGCGCCTGCAGGCTGTGCTGCACGTTGGCGATGGCATAGGTGGTGCTCATGTGTTGCTCTCGTAGTTGAAATTGCTGGTGTCGCCCAGCCGCCATTTGGCTTGCTGTTCGACGCGGTACTTCGTGGTGGCCACCTTGAAGTCGGGCTGCTTCATGGCCTGCGGGTTGAATGCAGGGTCGAAGAACTGGCACCGGTTGTTTGGCTGCAGTGCAAACTGGCCGTTGTCCAGCTTCAGCACGTTGTAGCTCTTGTGCTCATCGATCGACTCGCTGAAGCCGAAGTCGGGGATGCGCGGGTCAGGGCTGCAGGTGTCCAGGGTGAACATGAACTCGCCTTGGTAGATCTGCTTGTCCTTGGCGAAGAACTGCGCACGCAGACCCTTGAGCAGCGGCTTGTCGACCACCGTGACGTGGTAGCTCAGCGCATCCCAGATCTGCAGGATGTCCAGCGGCAAGTCGCCGCCGAGCTGGCGGGCGTCGTTGTGTCTGAACGCACTGATCGGCAGCTTGTCGTAGAGCGCGCCGTACTCGGGCAGGTAGGTCTCAAAGCGAAACGCCTCGCCCTTGATGGACTTGACGCTGCACCAGATACCCTCGACCAGCGGTGCGTTTTCGTCGCACTGAAAGTCGTAGAGGTACTCGGGCCGGACCAGCACCTTGACGGGTGGCAGGGGGCAGACGAAGGTCATTCGACAATGCTCCAGTCGTCGGACAGCATGTCTGTTTGGCTGGCCAGCCAACCCATGAGGATTGCCTCGCGGCCGCTGGCGTTAATGGTCTTCATGGTGATGCAGGGCAAGACCATTGCACCGCCAAACTGGCGCGCCCATTCCCGGTTGTTCTCCGACCAGAATTGGTCAGCTCCGATGACGCGCCCCTCGAGCGGGCCGGACAGGGACAGCCACATGCCCTTGCCGTTCCAGCCAGCGCGCGCCACCTTCTTGCCCAGCTTTAAGGCCTCGAGAGCCAGGCCGAAGCTCAGGCCGCTGACCTCGCGGTACGAGCGCTCGAACACGTCCTTGGGAGACCAGCTCACGTAGCCCTTGTAGGCCTCTGTGTTGCGCTGGCCGCCGTCGATGTACTCCACGAGGTAGCCCTCGTCGTTGCCGTCCTCGTCGTCGGGCAAGATCCAGTTGCGGAAATCGTTGTAGTCCGACCGGGTCATCGGCATCGCGTTAATCTGCTTGGCTCCGATGTACTGCTTCATGCTTGGCTCCTTTGGTAAATCTCTTCGGCCAGCAGGTAGCCTTCGAGCGGCCAGGCCTTGTTGATGGCGTCCTCGTAGGCGTACTTCTCGCCCAGGGCCTGGTTGTATTGGGTCGGGTCGACGCAAGCCGAATGGCCGTTGATCGTGTAGCCGTTCTCCATGTGGAGCTGGCAGATCGTGGTTTTGCCGTCGGGCAACACGGTGTAGGTGGTCTTTTTGACCTTGTCCTGAATGTCGTTCAGCGACACGGCTGTGCGCTGGGGTTTCGTCTCCGGGATGTTCACGGGATGGTCCTTTCTGCTTCTAACTTTTTGGCGGTGGGTTGAGGATTCATGCGGGTCGCCAGCCTACAATCATTGTGATATGTTAGAAGTGATCAGAGTGCCTGACCACCTCCGGTACCAGCATGGTTGCTGGGTTTCTGTGAGTTTTGGGCAGCGGACTGCAAATCCGTGTACGCCGGTTCGATTCCGACCCCCGCCTCCATAATTCCTGAGCAGTGACAAGCACTTGCGAGTGGGCATTTTAATCACTCTTGTGAAGGGTTAGAAGTACTTCTAACCTTGATGCTCGCGGACTTGCTGACGAAGCCCCGACGCTTGGTGGTGTAGTGCGCCGTCATGCGCTCGGTGGTGTGGCCAAGCAGGCGGCGCGCAGCGTCCATGCCCTCGGCATCCAGCATGGCCAATCCGGCCATCGGGCGCAAGTCCCGCAGTTGGAAGTCCTGGTGATCGACCTCGGCCTCTTCGGCTTTCTTGGCGGCCGCCGTCCGTGCTGCGGTGAAGCGGTACCGGAAAGCGCCCACAGGGTTCAGGGCGGCCCCATCCTCGTCGACCAGTACGTGACCCTTCGGGCGGTCGCGATCGCCCCGTAGGCGTTGAATCAGCGCCTCCAGCTCGGCATCGGCAACGACGATCTTGAAACCGGTGGTCTTGTTCATCCAGACCTTGACCGTGATCGGGCTCGCAGACAGGTCCACCTTGCCCCACGTCAGGCCGAAGACCTCCTGCGGGCGCGTGCCCAGCCTGGCGGCCAGCTCCATGACGTCTTGCACCATCCGATCGCCGCAGCCGTGGACCAGCCAGTAGTCCTGCGGCCGCACCTCGATCATGCGATTGCCGGTGCCCGGCAGCCTGATGCCCGTCACCGGGTTGGCCGTGGTCACAATGTCGCGGGCCTTGGCCCAGTTCCACATGACCGACAGGAAGCGCAGCTCTTGGCCGGCGCTGTGCTTGGATGTCTTGCCGCGCACGTCCAGGTAGGTGACCACGTCCGACGACTTGATCGCGGCGAAGGGGTGCTGGCCAAACACAGGGCGCATGACCTTGAGGTACTTCTTGCGGTCGGCGATCGTGCGCGGTGCCAGTTCGCCAACGACGACCTCGGCCTCGGCCCAAACCATGTACTGGTCGGCCACCGCGTTGAACGTGCCGGCCTCGTTGGGCACAGGCTTGAACTCCAGCTCGGCCCACTTGCGCAGCGCGGCCGATCGGTTGTTGCCCAGTGGCGTCCACTTGACTTTGCCGTCGACCTTGGGCGTGTGGTAGTAGGCCACCCACTCCTTGCCGCTCTTGCTGGTGCCGCGTTTTTCGCTGAAGCGTGGAAGTCTTTTCATGCGTGAATTATAAGGCTTGTGATACTTCAGCGCAACGAGTCGAAGTTAAATTCCACTGGCGCGCCTTTGGTCAAGTCTTCGCCCTGCTTCACGCCCATCGCGTGCTCGAGGGCCTTGCGATGCACGCGCGGCCATCCGCTCTTGGCTTCGATGAACGGGATGCAGTTCGAGCGCAGCCAGGTCTTCAGACCATCGCGGGTGTGGTAGTCCGCGATCGCGCACAGGTCGTCTTCGGTGAGGATGTCATTGGTCACATCACGCTCCAGCCAAACATGAAGCCGAGGTAAAGCACCTTGAACATCACACCCATCAGTGCAAAGCAGAGCATGCCCAGAGCGCCGATTGCAAGCCAGGCTGCGGCCATAGTGGTCAAGAGTTTCATTTGCCATCCCTTTCGTAGATTGCTGTGCGCAGGTAGACCGCCAGGTCGAGTGCCTCTTCGTATGCGTCACGCAGCGCGTCGCGCCCGTTGTGTGGCTGCAGTGGTGTGCCGTAGCGCTTGACGCCCAGCTCGTGGCGGGACTGCATGTCTTGCATGACGATCGGCCACACGGCTGGGTGTGCGTTTGGTGTTGGCATCGGCTGATCGCCGTCGCGCTGGGGTTTGGTTGGTATTGCCATTGTGATACTACTTCAGAAAGGGATTTCGTCCCACGACCATTCGTCGCAGCCGGGTTCTTTGTCGCCGCCTGGTGGGCGGGCGTTGAACTTCAGGCAGTTACCCTGCTGGAAGTTTTGGCACTCGCCGCACACCTTGTTTTTCAAGATGCCTTGCCAGTACTCCATCTCGCGCCGGGCAAGCCCGATCTTCACTTCGATTTCGACGACCCTCATGTCAGGCCACCGATTGAATTGCGGACACCAGCTCGGTGGCGGTGACGGTCTTCTTGCCGGCGGTCTTCTTCGCTGCTGCGTGGCGCTTCTTCCAATCGCGCACGGCCTGTACGGATGCGCCGGCAATCCATGCTGGCGCTCGCTGAAGGGTGTGCTCGAGTGACGCTCGCAGGCGCTCTACCTCTTGTTGATCTTGAACTGCTTTACTCATGACGCTCTCCTTTCCCAGTGGTATGAAACGATTGACGGGTACTTCTCCGCCTTGGTGACGATGATGGCCTCGGGGGCACGCAGGATCGAGTTGTCGTACTCGAGCCACTCGATGGCCTCCTCGGTGCTGCTGGGGATGGCGTCGATCTTTGATCGCTGCTGCCACCACTTCTCGGCCTTGGTCCTGGCGAACCCTTCGTGGCTCAGGCAGCACCACTCGGCGGCCTTCTTGAGCATGCCGTCGTAGTACTCGACACGCAGGCTTGGCGGCTTGCCTTCCTTGTGGTGCAGGCGGTAGCGCACCTCGGTGACTGGCACGGTCTCGAACAGGTTTTCCTTCTGGCTGCTGAGCACGGCCGCAGCAGACGCGGTGACGCCATGCTTGATCAGCTCGGGCTCAGGGAAGGGGTGCCCGCACTCGACGCATTCCTTGGCGCTCGCCGGGTTCGGGTTGCCGCAGTTACCGCACAGCTTGGTGGGTGCCTCGCCCTTGCGCTTGCCGGTGGGCACGCGGCCCTTGATTGCATCGACTGGCCCCAGGGTGGCGATCGTGTCGGTGAAGTCGGCGATCAGGGCGTCGGTCTTGCCGTCGGCCGTGCGCAGTGCTCGGCCCAGGATCTGCACATACAGGACCGGGCTCTTGGTGGCGCGCAGCAGCACCAGGAAATCGATGTCCCTGACGTTGAAGCCGGTGGTCAGCACGGATCT